GCAAAGAAGGCAAGTCCGAGAAGGGCGGCTTGAACGCGAAAGGGCGGGCGTCTTACAACAAGGCGAACCCCGGCAAGCCCGGCCTGAAGGCTCCCCAGCCCGAGGGCGGCAAACGCCGCGACTCTTTTTGCGCTCGTATGGAAGGCATGAAGAAGAAGCTGACCAGCGAGAAAACAGCCAAAGACCCGGACTCCCGGATCAACAAAAGCCTGCGGGCTTGGAAGTGCTGACATGGAGATGATGCTTTGGAACGCAGCCCTGAGCGCTATTGTGGCGATCATGGGCTTTTTGCTCAAAGGTAAGTTTGACGAGCTGGACCGGCTCAGCATTTTGCTGAACCGCACCCGTGAAGAAGTTGCTCGTGACCACATTACCCGTGCGGAGTTCCGTGCGGACATGCAGCAGTTGCTGGACCGGTTTGACAGGCTTGAGCGCAAGATCGACAACTTGCGAGGCAGCAATGCCAAGCACGAGTAAAAAACAGCACAACTTCATGAACGCCGTGGCGCACAGCCCCGCGTTTGCGAAGAAGGTAGGCGTCCCACAATCCGTGGGCAAAGACTTTTCCAACGCGGACAAAAACCGCAAATTCAAAGAAGGTGGTGACACTATGGCAACGAAAATGAACGCAGGCTTTGAAGCAATGATGGCCAAGAAAAAAGGTGCTCCTGCCAAGAAAATGGCTATGGGCGGCGTGACCAAGATGGGCTCTGTCAAGACAGGCGCTCCAAGCCGTGACGGTATTGCCACCAAAGGCAAGACCAAGGGCACTATGGTCACAATGAAACGCGGCGGCAAGACCTGCTGATATGATGGCCAGCCGCGGCATGGGGGACATCGCCCCCTCAAAGATGCCCAAAGGTGTGAAAAAAGCACGCCGGGATGACACCGACTTCACGCAATACGCTGAAGGCGGCAAAGTCAATGCGGCGGGCAACTACACCAAGCCCAGTCTGCGCAAGCGGATTGTGAGCCAAGTCAAGGCTGCTGCAACGCAGGGCACAGGTGCAGGTCAGTGGTCAGCGCGAAAAGCCCAGCTCGTGGCCAAGAAGTACAAGGCTGCGGGCGGCGGGTACAAGGACTGACGTGAAAGCGCCCCAGCAATCCCTCAAAGACTGGGGCGACCAGAAGTGGCGCACCAAGAGTGGGAAGCCGTCTTCAAAAACGGGGGAGCGCTACTTGCCTGAGAAGGCGATAAAATCGCTGAGCCCCGCAGAGTATGCGGCAACGACCCGTGCAAAACGTGCCGGTAAGGCGGCGGGCAAGCAGTTTGTGGCCCAGCCCAAGACTATCGCAAAGAAAACAGCAGGGTTTAGATAATGGCAACTTCCGGCACCTCATCGTTTAACCTCGACTTGACGGAAATCGTTGAGGAGGCGTTCGAGCGCGTAGGTTCGGAGTTGCGCACGGGCTACGACCTGCGTACGGCCCGTCGTTCGTTGAACCTGATGTTTGCCGACTGGGCAAACCGCGGCATCAACATGTGGACGTTTGAGCAGGGCTCGATCTCGTTGGTGGCGGGCACAGCAACGTATGACCTTCCGGCCGACACTGTGGACTTGCTTGAGCATGTGATTCGCACGGGCGCGGGCAGCGCATCGACACAGGCGGACTTGACCATTACGCGTATTAGCGTCTCGACCTACGCCACGATCCCCAACAAGTTGCAACAGGCCCGGCCTATTCAGGTCTGGATTGAGCGCTTGAACACCCCACGCATCACCGTCTGGCCTGTGCCGGACGACACCCAGCCCTACACCTTCGTGTACTGGCGCATGAAGCGTATCCAAGACGCTGGCAATGGCGTCAACACAATGGACATGCCCTTCCGGTTCATCCCGTGCATGGTGGCAGGCTTGGCCTACTACTTGGCGCTCAAGGTGGCGGGCGGTGCGGAACGTCTGCCGATTTTGAAGCAGCAGTACGACGAGGCTTGGCAGTTGGCCAGCGATGAAGACCGTGAAAAAGCTGCGGTACGTTTTGTGCCCCGTCAGATGTACATTGGAAGCGGTACGTAAATGGGCAATCGTTTTGCGTCAGCCAAGAACTCGATTGCGCAATGTGATCGGTGTGGGTTTCGCTTTAAGTTGACCCAGTTGCGCACGGAAGTCATCAAGACCAAGCAGTACAACCTTATGGTCTGTGACTCCTGCTGGGACCCAGATCACCCGCAGTTGCTGCTGGGCATGTATCCGGTAGATGATCCGCAGGCAGTGCGCAATCCACGTAAAGACACCACGTACATCACAGCGGGTGTCAACACGGCCGGGTACACTACCGGCGGGTCTAGAGACATTCAGTGGGGGTGGAACCCGGTTGGCGGGTCCCGGTTCTTTGACAACGCGCTGACGCCAAATAACTTGGCTTTAGTCGTGGAAATTGGTACAGTTACAGTACAAATAGGAGTCTGACATGGACAAGCAAGATTTGAAGCAGGACAAAAAGATGGTAGCGGGCGCAGTGCATAAGCACGAGGCACGCATGCACCCCGGTAAAAAACCGACCAAGCTACGCGCTGGCGGCAAAACCAACAGCGACATGCTGAAGATGGGTCGCGGATTGGCCAAAATTGCCAACCAAAAAGCAAAGGGGTAATCATGGCCACGTACCGTTCCCCCAAACCCGCTGCTACGCAAGCAGTGTTGCCCGACACGGACAACAAAAAGTACATGCGCGACATGAACGTCTCTGTGGGCACAAACCACAGCAACGACTACAAGCCAACCAAGACTTCCGGCATTAAAATCCGAGGTACTGGCTGTGCGACCAAGGGCGTGTTGGCCCGAGGCCCGATGGCATAAGGCAGCGCATGAACTACACCGAGCTTAAATCCGCGATCATCGCCTACACGGAAAATCAGGATACGTCGTTTGAGACGGAGATACCTGTCTTTGTGCAGCAGGCGGAGCAGCGCATTTACAACTCGGTGCAGTTCCCTTCTTTGCGTAAAAACGTCACCGGCGCAACGTCAGCGGGTAACAAGTATCTATCTTGTCCTACGGACTTCTTGGCTCCGTATTCGCTGGCCGTTGTTACCGGCGCGGTGGGCGGTGACTTGAACACGGGGACCTACGAGTACCTGCTGAACAAGGACGTAAACTTTATCCGCCAAGCGTACCCAACACCAAACGACACGAGCGTGCCCAAGTACTACGCCCTGTTTGGACCTTTGGTTATTGGCAGCGCGATCACAACCGAGTTGTCTTTGATTTTGGGGCCAACGCCTGATAACGCGTACCCTGTTGAGTTGCACTATTACTACTACCCGGCGTCGATTGTGACCGCAGGCACATCTTGGCTGGGGGACAACTTTGATTCTGTGCTCCTGTACGGATCGCTGCTTGAGGCGTACACGTACATGAAAGGTGAGCAGGACATGCTGACCCTGTACAACCAGAAGTTTATGGAAGCGCTTGCGTTGGCTAAACGTCTGGGTGATGGCATGGAGCGTCAGGACGCGTACCGCTCCGGGCAGTTCCGTCAGCAAGTAACATGATAGATAATCAAGGAAATTAAATGGCAACCGTAACAACGACCAAAGGCGACATGGATGACGCCCTTCTTGAGAAAAAAGAAGGTCAGTTTGAAAATGACGACGAGTTGACTACGTGGGTCGAGTACTGGTTGGACGGCGAGTTGGTGCACCGTTCTGTACACGTCCATTTGAAGAAAGCGCCTGTCATCGGCGCATCCACCGCAGTTTTTGAATAAAGGAGCCTGACATGGCAAACACGCAAGCAATGTGCACCTCGTTTATGGGCGAGCTGCTGACTGGAACACACAACTTCACAACCGGTACTGGCGACTCGTTCAAGGCGGCGTTGTTTCTGTCTTCCGCAACGATCAATGCCGCTACCACAGTGTACTCAACCACGGGCGAAGTTTCCGGTTCGGGCTACACCGCTGGCGGCGTTGCGGTCACAAACGGCACTTCACCGCTTAGCTCCAACACATCCGCAACTGCGGGTACGGCCTACTGGACTCCCTCTGCGTCACTCACATACACATCGGTCACGCTGACATCTGCGTTTAACTGCGTGCTGATTTACAACACAAGCAAGACCAACAAAGCGGTGAGTGTGCACACGTTTGGCGATCAGACAATCACGGCCGGAACCTTCACGCTGACCATGCCTACAAACAGTACGGCTACGGCGCTCTTGCGTTTGGCAACCACTTGATATGACTTTTGCGCAAACTGCAACGACCAGTTTTATTGTGGAGCTGCCGCAAGGCGTCCACAATTTCGGTCCGACTGCGCCCGATACTTTCAAGATTGCGTTGTACACAGCGGCCGCTACTTTGGACGCTACAACCACAGCGTACTCCACCACAGGAGAAGTGGTTGGAACAGGATACACTGCCGGGGGCAACACGCTGGTCATCAGTGTGACGCCCGTTGCAGCTAACAACTCCAGCGGTGTGCCGACTGCGTATTGGTCTTTTGCCAACACTACTTGGGCTGGAGCGTCGTTTACTGCGCGAGGCGCACTGATTTACAACGCGACCGAAAGCAACAAATCTGTTGCGGTGTTGGATTTTGGCTCTGACAAAACCGTGAGCAACACCACATTTCAAATTGTTTTTCCAACCCCAGACGCCGACAGCGCCATTGTGCGTATTTCGTAAAAGGCGTAAATGCCCGCGAGGGCCTTAAGGACCACCATGACCAACGACACCGCACGCGCTACAGGCAAGTTCAAACTCGAATGTTTTGACCCACAGGGCAACCTGAAGTGGGTTGCGGAAAAAAGCAATCTGGTTGTGAACGTGGGCCTTGCTTACATGGCAAACACCGCCCTGACGGGTGGTTCGCAGCTTACTACGTGGTATGTTGGCCTCTACGGCGCTCAGGCATCGAACAACCCCGCCGCTTCCGACACGGCATCATCCCACGCTGGATGGACAGAAGTTACGCCTTACAGCAACGCAACGCGTCCCCAAGCCACTTTTCCAACTGCGTCAGCAGCCAACCCCACGGTTGTAACAAACTCAGCTTCGCCTGCTTCGTTCCTGATTAACGCCACTTCAGTTGTTGGCGGCGCGTTCATCATCAGTAACAACACAAAAGGCGGGACTACCGGAACTTTGTTCGCGGCAGCCGACTTTACAACTGCGGATCGTTCCGTGGCTTTGGGCGATGTTTTGAATGTGACCTACACCTTCAGCTTGGCGGGGTAAGCATGGTCAAGATTGATTTCAATATCAATGGTTTTGGCGACGCTTTGCATCTGCCTGACGACCACGGCTTGACTGACGCAGAGATTGAAACAATGAAGCAGGCCCGATACGACAAGTGGCTTGACTTTATCAACAACCCCCCTGCCGCAATTGACGAACCCGTTGCAATTGACGAACCCATTGAGGAATAAGCATGGCTGCACGGTTCTGGGTAACAGGCGGTACAGGTGACTGGAACAGCACAACCAATTGGTCTACAACTTCCGGTGGAGCTTCTGGTGCGTCTGTGCCGGGTTCTGCTGACACTGCAACGCTGAACGCCTCCTCTGGCTCTGGCACGGTCACGCTCGACATCAGCCCAGACATCCAAACCCTGACCTGCACGGGCTTCACGGGCACACTTGCGTTTGGCACAAACACGATTTCGCTGAACAGCACGGGAACCATTTTCACTGGCGCTACGACCATGACGGTCACAGGTACGCCTTTGATTATTTGCACTGACTCAAGTGCAACGGGAAGAACAGTCAATTCCGGAACAGTCACAGAGGCTAACAGTATTTCGTTCAGAATTACTGCTGGAACTGGGGCTTTAGGTTTTGGTGCTAATTCAGTATTTAGAAATTTAGATTTTACTGATGGAACAAATCCAACTGGATACGCTGGATTATTGGGTACGGCGGCTTTAACTATTTACGGCGATTTCAAAGCATCGACAGGCATGACGGCTTCGTCGTCTGCAAATGCTTTTACTTTTGCAGCCACATCAGGCACAAAGACAATCAACACTGCTGGCGTAACATTTGACCGTGCGTTCACATTCAACGGTGTGGGCGGCACTTTCCAACTTGCTTCAGCCCTGACTTCTGGCGCAACCCGCACAGTCACACTGACTGCTGGTGCGTTAGATGTGAATAGCTATACACTGACTACGGGCTTGTTTACCGGAACAGGCAGCGGTGTTCGTCAACTCGTCACTAATTCCGTGCCAATTGTGATTACTGGTAGCGGCGCTGTCGTGGTCAACTTTGGAACGACCACAAACTACACGGTTGATGTAAGTCCTACGTTCAACTTAACTTATTCTGGTTCTGTTGGTACGCGGACAATTTCTTCAGGTTCAACTAGCAATCTTGTTGTATCTCCAAACATTACCGTAACTGCTGGTAGCGATACAATCACAACCAGCGGAACAACAACGCTAAGTAATTTAATTTTTACAAGCCCGTTTACCGGAACACTGGGCAACGCAACTCGCAACATTTACGGAAACCTTACTTTGGTTTCTGGAATGGCTACCCCATCTTCAGGTTCTTTGGTCACCACGTTTAATGGCGTTAGCTCTCAGACCATTACAACCGCCGGTAAAACTCTTGATTTCCCCATCACATTTAATGGCGTTGGTGGAACATGGACAATTCAAGATGCGCTTACTGTTGGCGCAACTCGCACAACTACACTGACTAATGGCGCAGTGGGTTTAAACACCTACACGTTGACCACGGGAGTTTTTAACACAAACAACAGCAACACACGTTTAATTGCTTTTGGCACTGGCAAAATTGTGTTGACTGGTACGGACGCACTTGTTTGGACCAACGCAACGGGCACAGGCTTTACTTACACCGGAACATCCCGGATTGAAGCTTTTGGACCATCCACAACCGGCACACGCTCATTTAACCCCAGTACGGTAAGCACAAGTACAGAGGCTACAGCTTTAAGTTTTTACATTACTGGCGGGACAGACACGGTTAGCTTTACAGCTACAAGCCGCCGCGTCAACAGCATGGATTTCACAGGCTTTTCAGGAACATTCACAAACTCCCAGCAAACAGTCCACGGAAGCTACACAATCTCAACGGGGATGACTGTCGGCGCAGGCACAGAAGTCACTACCTTTGCGTCAACCAGCGGAACAAAAACAATCACCATCAACGGCAAAACTTTGGACTTCCCGATCACTTTTAACGGTGTTGGTGGCACATGGTCTTTTGCAGATGCTTTGACGCAGGGCGCTGGAAAAGCATTCACGATGACTGAGGGCACGGTTAATCTGGCTTCTGGCGTAACCAGCACGGTGGGCGCTTTTGCCACATCAGGCACAAACCAAAAATATCTGCAAAGCTCCACGGCAGGGGTTCAGGCTACGTTGTCTCAAGCAACGGGTACAGTTGACGTTAGTTACCTGACCATCCAAGACAGCGCCGCTACGGGCGGGGCCACATGGATTGCGTACTTGGCCAACGCAAATATTGATGCCGGGAACAACACGGGCTGGACGTTTTTCAACAACGTCTACGCAAACACTGCCACCGACTCCGCAGCCGTAACAGACGTAGCTGAGGCAGCGGCCACATTTAATGCAGCTGCCTCGGACACTGCTGCTTTATCGGACTCGGCAGAGGCGGCGACCACGTTTAATGCAACCATCTCGGATACTGCCGCCGTAACAGACGTAACAGACGTAGCAGCCACATTTAATCCAGAGGTTGCTGATACGGCCACTTTGTCTGACTCAGCAGAGGCGGCGGCTACGTTTAATGCAGCCGCATCCGACAGCGCCACACTAACAGACGCTACCAGTAGTGCCCTCCTGTGGAACTTAATTGATGACGCCCAAGACCCAAACTGGCAAAATATCAACACCATCTAAAGCAAAAGGACTAACATGACAACAGGAAACACCGCACTGCTCGGACTGGCGCTGCCAGTTCAAGGCGAACTTGCAGGGACATGGGGCACTGTTGTTAACACGTCCATCACCTCGCTGATTGACTCCGCTATCGCCGGTACAACCACACTCAGCACGGACGCTGACGTTACGTTGACCACCACAGCCCTTGCAGCCAACCAAGCTCGGCAAGCCATTCTCTTGTGGACAGCCAGCAACGGGGCGACAACACGCAACATTACTGCGCCCGCGCAGAGTAAGCCTTACATTGTCATCAACGCAGGCACAGGTTCGATTGTTTTGCGCGGCGCTGGCCCAACAACCGGCGTAACCATTTTGGCGGGCGAAAAGTGCATGGCCGCATGGAATGGAAGTGACTTCGTTAAGATAGGAACTGCGGCGTCCAGCGTAACGTACACCCCTGCGGGGACCGGCGCTGTCACAACCGATGTGCAAACCAAACTGCGTGAAACGGTTAGCGTCAAAGACTTTGGCGCTGTTGGAGACGGGGTTACAAACGCCACCTCTGCAATTCAAGCCGCCATTGATGCGTGTTTTACAAGCGGCCAAACAGTGTACGTTGATGCGGGAACATACGCCGTAACGAGCATCAAAATTTATCCAAACACCATTCTTGAGTTTGATGCCAACGCAACATTCAAGCAAACCGCAAACGGGTTTGCCATTCGCACATCAACGAGCCCGTCTGTAACCGTACCAAACACTTCTGTTCGTTACGCAAAAATTTACAACGCGCAAATTAACATGAACAGTTGCACGGGCGCAGCTATCTTTTTAGAAGGCGCTCAATCTTGCGTTGTTGACAATGCAGTTATAACCAACGTGGGTAGCGGAACATTTACCTACGACGATGGTGTGACCAACAACGCAAACTACCGCACATCGGCAATCATGATTAAGGGCATTACCGGTGTAGCTGGCCCTTACTACAACCAGATCAACCATTGCCGAGCCAGCGGGGGCGGCAGTTCAAGCACCAACAGCGGCATCTGGCTTGGCACAACAATTGGCAGCACAGACAACCAGCGTGCCAACTTAAACCAAGTCAACCAATGCGTTTTCACCAGCTTTGGTGAAGGCATTTCTATGTGGGTGGGTAGCGATAACAGGTTTATTCAACCAGAAGTCTCTAGCTGTGGAACCGGCATTGTTGTTGGGAATACAACCCTGTACACCCTGAACTCCAACGGAAATAGTTTTCAGCAAGTTTATGCCGAAAGCTGCACTACAGGGATGAACCTAACAACCCTAAGTTTGGACACCACAATTTTTGGGTTTTCCTCCTTGTCTGGAACAACAACGGGGCTTGTAGACAACGGAGAGCGAACTTACGTTGCTGAGTTAAGGGCCACCTCTCAAATTGCAAACACGCCACGGTCTTACCCCGGAGGTCTTTATTACCCCAACCTCGGAACAGCAACGACTGGAACATCAACAAGCACGTTGATGGGGTATTACGACACCGGAACTTTTACTCCAATTCTGGCGGACAACCAAACGGGAGGTAATGTTGCAACTTTTCTTTACGCCTATGGTTTGTACACAAGAATCGGCAACCGAGTTTTTGTGACCATCTCTCTTACAGACATCACTACTACAGGAATGACTGCTGGGAATCAGGTATTTATTCGCGGCCTACCTTGGGATGTAAATTCAAACACGTTGCTTCGCTCGGCTGGCGCTGTGTCGTTTAGTTTTATTTCAACAACCACAGGTTGCATAAGCGCCCGTGCAATCGCGGCATCAAACTACATTTCCTTGTTTGAACAAACGACCACAGGGCAGGCAACACTGCTGGTTTCACAGCTTACCAGCGGTTCAACAGATTTGTTTATTGAACTTTCTTATCAGGTGTGACCATGAAAGACTGGGCCGTTAGCTTTGTTGCTGCGGCCCTTCTTGTTGGGCTTGTGCTTTGGTGCATCCGCATTTTTATTTGGAGTTTTTATGGCTGAAGAAACCAAAGAATCAGCAAAAAGTGCGTTGATCGAAAAGATCACGTTTGCCATCCTGCCCTTGTTGTTCTCGTGTGTGGTGTACCTCATGAACGCACTGTCCAATTTGGCGCATGAAGTCACCATTCTTAACAGCAAGATCAGCTTGGTGGTGACGTCCGACAATAAGCAGGCAACCAACACAGGCGCTGAGTTGGCCCGTGAACGGTTGCGCCAAGACCTGTCGCTGGAGATTCAAAAGAACCGCGACGACATCCAATACAACCGCCAAAAAATTGCAATCATCGAAACCAAGATGGACAAAAAATGAACTTGAGCGACCTGAACCCGTTGGCTGCCATCGGCGGCAAACTGATCGACCGTTTTTTGCCCGACCCCGCCGCAGCCGCAGCCGCAAAGCAGGAGTTGGCCCAAATGCAGGAGAACGGCGAATTGGCGCGGATGGCCAACGACACCAAGGTGCTGGAGATCACCAACGCCAACACAGACAGCGCACGCAACATGAACGCCAAGATTCAAGAGTCTGACAGCGCTTCATGGTTGGCCAAGAACACGGCCTATGCGCTTGACATTGGGATTGTGTCAGCCACCATATTCTTGGCTTGGTTTGCCTTCATAAAGGGCGTCCCAGAGGCCAACAAAGAACTGGTGTACATGGCACTTGGATCGCTCATTACCATGTGCGGCACCGTGCTGAACTTTCACCGTGGCAGCTCCCAAGGCTCCAAAGACAAAGGCCTTGACCTTCAAAACCTAAAAGACAAAAAATGACGGAAGACCAACTCAAGGAAATGCACATTGACCCGTCTTGGCTGGAGCCACTGAAGGCGGCTTTTGACCGTTACGACATCAGCACCCCTGAGCGCCAAGCGGCATTTATTGGGCAGTGCTCCCACGAGTCGGGCAACTTCAAGACCCTGCAAGAGAACCTGAACTACAGCGCCAAGGGCTTGCATGCCACTTGGCCAAGCCGGTTCCCATCCGAAGAGGCGGCTCAGCCGTTCCACCGCAACTCCGAGAAGATCGCCAACAAGGTGTACTCGGGTCGTATGGGCAACACTCAAGATGGCGACGGATGGAAGTACCGTGGCCGAGGTCTGATCCAATTGACCGGCAAAGACAACTACCGCCTTGCCTCGGACGCTCTGGGCGTGGACTTGGTTGGCAACCCTGACTTGGTTCTGTCCAAAGAATATGCCGCCCTGACGGCTGCGTGGTACTGGAACAAGCGCGGCCTAAACAAAGAGGCCGACGCCAAAGACTTCACGGGGATGACAAAGAAGATTAACGGTGGGACAATAGGGCTCGAAGACAGGGTTGCGCACATCAACACCGCCCTCAACGTCCTGACCGCATGAGGTAAAACGTGCCACTACAAAAAATACTGTTTAAGCCGGGGATTAACCGCGAAAACACACGCTATACCACTGAAGGCGGATGGTATGACGGCGACAAAGTGCGCTTTCGTCAAGGCACGCCCGAGAAGATTGGCGGCTGGCAACGCATTTCGGCCAGCACGTTTTTGGGCGTTTGTCGTTCATTATGGAACTGGGCAACGCTTGCCTATTTGAACTTGATTGGCGTGGGTACAAACCTTAAGTTCTATATAGAGAACGGCGGGGCTTACTACGACATCACGCCCATTCGCAGTACCGTTACGCTGACAAACCCGTTTACTGCCACGCTTAACTCAGCAGTTATCACAGTTGCGGACACTGCTCACGGTGCTGTTGCTGGGGATTTTGTGACATTTAGCGGGGCTACGGGCCTTGGCGGCAACATCACAGCGGCGGTGCTCAACAAAGAGTATCAAGTTACCGCTGTGGTGAGCGACGACGCATACACCGTTACTGCCAGTGCAACGGCCAACGCAACGGACGTTTCAGGATCGCCCGGGGGTGGTACGGTAACTGCGACTTACCAAATTAACACAGGCTCGGCGATTGAAGTGCCTGAAGTTGGTTGGGGCGGTGGAGCTTGGGGCTCAGGAGCGTGGGGTGTTGGTTCCACCACGGCATTTTCGCTTCGACTGTGGAACCAGAGCAACTACGGTGAAGACTTGGTTTTTGGCCCCCGCGGCGGCGGTGTCTATTACTGGAACGCAACCGACGGGTTAAATACTCGCGGGGTTCTCATGAACTCTTTGGGCGGGGCCGTTACAATTTCACTGACAAACCCAACAATTGTTTCCGGGGTAACACTGTTTACTTCCGGCGCGGCGTTGCAGTTTCAGGGCAATTTGCCGTCAACTATGGCGGCGAACACTACGTATTACGTTTTTGATCCTGACGGTTTGGCTTACCGGTTGCTGGATGCAGATGGAAACTTTGTAGGCAACTCCCTTCCGCCAGCAGTTTTGGGGGTAACGGGTTTGGGGGGTGTGGGTACGGTTGTTGCCCGTGTACTGCCTTTACCCGCGCTGTCTGGAGTGGGCGCGGTTGGAAGCGTAGGCACTGTTGGTCCTGTAGCGGCTATGACTGGCGTCTATTTGAGCGGCGTCTCTGCAACGGGTTCTTTGGGCACAATGAACGAGGCAGGCGTTGCGCTTTCAGGAGTATCCGCATCCGGCGTGGTAAACACTTTCACTGCGGCAAACAACAGCGGGATTGTTTTGTCGGGAACCACCAGCGTTGGAAACGCAGGGACTGTGCTCCCTACAGGCAGTTTGACGGGCGCGTATGTGTCAAAAATTGTGGATGTGCCGGAGTTGCAAAACACGTTGACAGTCTCTGACACCTCACGGTTCATCATTGTTTTTGGCACAAACGACTACAACAGCATCACGATGGACCCCATGCTAATCCGCTGGTCCAACCAAGACGACTTTTATAACTGGACGCCTGATGCAACCAATCAGGCAGGCAGCATCCGTCTGTCGCACGGCTCTGAAATTGTTACGGCTATCCAGACTCGGCAAGAAATTGTGACCTTTACCGACTCCGCCGTGTATTCACTGCAATACCTTGGCCCCCCCGCTGTGTGGCAGACGCAGTTGCTTGGCGATAATATATCTATCGTAAGCCCGAACTGTGTTGCACTGGCTTCTGGCATTGTGTACTGGATGGGCGTAGATAAGTTCTATGCCTACGATGGCCGAGTGCAAACGCTTAACTGCGATGTCCGGCGCTACGTTTTTAGCAACTTCAATCAGGGCCAAGCCTCTCAAGTCTTTTCGGGGACTAACGAAGGGTTTAACGAAGTATGGTGGTTCTACTGCTCAGCTACTGGGCCAGATGGTACAAACACGCCAGCAAACCCAAACACCGTTGCTGACCGGTACGTGGTGTTCAACTACGCCGAACGAATCTGGTATTACGGTACGTTGCAACGCACTGCGTGGCTGGATTCAGGAATCAACGACTACCCTATAGCCGCTACATACAGCAACAATCTTGTGAACCATGAGCAAGGGATTAACAACGACGAGACAGAAACTACGCTGCCTATTGCTGCCAACATCTCGTCGTCTGAGTTCGACATTGGTGACGGTCATAACTTTGGATTTGTTTGGCGCGTGCTGCCTGACTTGACGTTTGGAAACTCGACTACATCACCTAGTGCGCAAGCGCCTACTGTGACTATGACGCTGTACGGGCTTTCAAACTCCGGTTCTGGGGCAACTAGCTCGGCAGGAGCGCCGGTTGCGGCTGTTGCTACTTACACGCTTACAGAAGAATTCACGGGGCAGATTTACACCCGGATGCGCGGTCGTCAGATAATTTTCAAGATTGAGTCGAACCAAGTTAACACGGAGTGGCAGATTGGCGCTCCTCGTATTGACATCAGGCCTGATGGACGTAGGTGACATGTATACCGATCTAAAAATAACGTGTATACTACAAGCTCTTAATCTGAAGGGGCTTGTGATGAAATTCGTGGATCGAACAGGGCAGGTGTTTGGAAAACTGACGGTACTCGGGCAGGCCGGACGAAACCGTTTGAAAAAAGTTTTGTGGCGCTGTCAGTGTGTCTGCGGTAACGAAACGACAGTCGTGGCAGGATCGCTGGTCACCGGGAACACTACTTCCTGCGGGTGTGTTATTCCCAACTTCAAACACGGCGGCTGGAACAAGTCTTCCTACAACACATGGCGGGCCATGATGCGTCGCTGCTACACCGCTTCAGACAAGGACTACCCAAAGTGGGGCGGTAGGGGGGTACTTGTTTACGCGCCTTGGCACGATTACGCTACTTTTGCGAAAGAAGTTGGAGAGCCTTCAGGGGCAGAGACCTTTGACCGGATTGATACCACGGGAAACTACGTGCCGGGCAATGTACGCTGGACAACCCCAACAGTGCAGGCTCGAAATATTCGCGTACCAAAGACAAGTAAGACCGGGGTCACTGGCGTGCTGTTCCATCATGGCTGCTATTACGCCGCAATAACCGTGCAAAAGAAAAAGTACTACTCCAAGGTGTGCGCTACTTTGGAAGAAGCCGCGGCAGCCCGTAAAGAACTTGAGCGCCTCCACTGGGGAATTGCATAATGGCAGAACTAAACGCAACCCCGCCCAACTTGCCGTTGGCTCCGGACCAGTACGAACGCCGGTATCAGGACCAACTGAACAACATTTTGCGCTTGTTCTTCAACCAGCTCAACAACCCCGGAGCGGTTGGCGCAGCCACGCTGAACCTGAACCTGAACACACTGCCAACAGACGCGGACCTTGCGAACCTGAGACTTGGCGATGTGTTTCGAGACACCACCACGGGTTCGGCCAGCCAAGTGCTTCGCATAAAGACCGCCCCGTGATAACATCCACCAACCCTATTTTTAAGAGGCAAATATGAGCCTTCACGCACTCGCGGGCCACATGTCCGCCAAAGGCCGTGGTCCCGACTCGATGTTGGTTCACATGACCCCCCGAGAAGTCGCAAGTCTTCAGGCTTTGGCGGTAAAAAACGGCACGTCGTTAACAGTCAACCCCGAAACAGGGTTGCCGGAAGCGTTCAAACTCAAAGACTTGCTGCCCATGATTGCAGGCGCAGCGCTTGGCCCTGCCGGTTTTGGTTTGATGTCTGCTGGTATGGCAGGTGTGGCCGTTGGCGGCATCACCACTTTGGCTACAGGCAGCTTGTCTCGCGGCCTCATGGCCGGTTTGGGTGCTTATGGCGGTGCAGGTTTGGCCGAAGGGTTAGCGGGTATGGGGTCTACAGCGGTTGGCTCGGAGGCACTTGCTGCCGCTAATGCGGCGACGGACCCAATAGCGTCCCTTGCAGCAGCTAAAGACGCTGCAACTGCGGCGGGCACCGTTGCTCCTACAGGTTTTTCAGCACTGACCGAAGGGGCAAGCCGCGCTTTTACAAGCCCTGAAGGCCTCAAAGAGTTGGGTACGTCAATGGGGGGTATGGGTAAACTGGCCCAGTCCGGACTTGCCGCAATCTCCCCCATGTTGGCGGATAAAGGCGTGCAGACCACAACTAAGATGCCTAGCACGGGCACTATCCGCAGGTACAACTTTGATCCGTACGGGCAGACCTACACGCCTGCCGGGGAGTACGCAGCTGCTGAAGAAGACAGAAAAGCAACAGGCGGTATCGTGGCGTTGGCCGCAGGCGGTCCCTCGTATATTGACTTGAACAAAGACAGCTCGGCTGACCAAATTGCTTCTGCTTACAAAGCGTTCACTGATGCCTCTGGCGGTGACACGAAGGAAAACCAAGCCGCAGCTATTGACTACTTGGCAAACCTTGGTATCGGAAACGACAAGATTAACCAGTCCTACAGCAATTTTCAAGAAGGTCCAAAATACACCAACTACACGGCGCAAGACGTTACGGACTACTTGCAGGCCAACCCCAACGCAGACATTGCAGCAGCCACGCAGCAATTTAACGCCGACCCAACCACGGTAAATCAGGCCATCGGCCAACTGGGCGCTGGGTTCCTCGACCCAACGCAGACGGCAAAAGGCTCCGGCAGCGGGCAGTACTTCGACACATTCTCTAAATACGGCATTGACGCAAACGAGTTGTTTGCGGCAAACAAAGCGCTCAACCCCAACTATTCTTTTGCAGGCGACACAACTGCTGGCGGGATGAACCGCGCCTTTGAAACAGCAAAAGACTTTAAGGGTTTTAATCCTGTGGGCACCAGTCAAGCCCTTCAGGATGTTGAGTGGGTCAAGAAGATGGACACCGAAGGCGCAAACGCCGTTGACATTGCCCGCTTGACTGGCCTTTCGATTGGTGAAGTGCAAGCGCGTGAAACCGCTGCGCGGTTGTTAATGAAAACGGGTATTGGTACAGGCAAATTAGACACGGTAGATATTTTGCCCGGCGGCGGTCCCGGCGGAATCAGCGGTGGTGGCAACACGGTGGTCAACCCCAACGGCACAGTTACAACTACGCCCAACATTCCCGGTCGTCCAGATGGCGGCTTTACAGGTATGGGGCAAGTTAAAGACGCGTACACGGCAGGTGGCGGTAGTTTGGGTTACGTCAACAACGCCCCTAAAGACATGGACGAGTTCAACCGGCGCTTCAACACGCAAACGGGCGACTCACTGGCGGCATACAACTACCTCATAGGTAAAGGCGCATACCCAACGCAGTCTGGCGTGGGGCAAATCATGCGCCCGTATGGCGAAGGCGCACTTGGCATGCCGGTAACCGAAGGCCGTCCAACGCAGCGGTATATTTACGACCCGGTCACACGCGGGTACAAAGAAAACCCCAACTACGTGCCCATCACATACGACAGCAAGGGCAAGCGCGTCGAAGGGCTTTCAACAAACGAAGTGCTTAAAGGCGTTAAAGCGCTTAAGGACCCCGCTGATAACGTCGCGTTATTTGACTGGGCAACCGCCAACAACGTCTCTGAAGCACAACTTGCCGCTGCGCTGGGCATCTCGATTGCCGAAGCCCGCGCCCGTATTGCCGCAGGCAAGACAAAGAGCACTGCCGCAAATGCGGCAGTGGCAGGCACTACTGTTGTAGATACTGGCGGGGGTGGCGATAGCTCTGGTGCCGGGGCTGGTGGTGTTGGGGGTACTGGCGGTAACGGTGGCGGTGTTGGTGGGGGCATGGGCAACTCCGGAGAAGGCGGCGGGGGTCCCGGCGAAGGGGGCTGGGCCTACGGAGGGCAAGTCAAGCGCATGGCTCTTGGCGGTCTTGGCGCTCTGGCTGGCGGCGGTCAAGCCGGGTACAACCTCGGCGGCTACTCTGATGGCGGTCGTTTGCTGCGCGGCCCCGGTGATGGCGTGTCTGACAGCATCCCTGCGACAATTGGTAACAAGCAACCCGCACGCCTTGCCGATGGTGAATTCGTGGTCCCGGCCCGCATTGTGTCTGAGCTGGGCAACGGCTCGACTGAAGCTGGCGCACGCAAGCTGTACGCCATGATGGACCGTGTTCAAAAGGCCCGTGGCAAGACCACAGGCAAGAGCCGTGTTGCTGCCAACACACGTTCTGAAAAATATCTCCCCGCATAAGGAGCCAAGACATGGCTGATCCAGTACAACAAAATGTATCGCAGACGACCATCCCCGACTATGCGAAAGAGTATGTCGAGCGGTTGTTGGGCAGAACCGAAGCCCTAACCGATCTGTCGTCCAACCCCTACATGCAGTACATGGGGGAGCGGCAAGCGCAGTTCTCTCCTTTGCAACAACAGGCGTTTGAGAACGCGGCACTGATGCGCAGCAGCCCCCAGTTGCAAGATGCAACCGGATTGGCCGGGATGGCGGGCTTGGGCGCTTTGAACACCAGCTACACGTATAGACCTGCTGACTTTACGGCCGAAAACGCTGGTCGCATGATGTCTCCGTACATGCAGAACGTGGTGGACGTGCAGTCCCAGCAAGCCAAACGTCAAGCAGATATTGCTGCGCAGACTCAACAAGCACAAGCGGCCCGTTCGGGCTCGTTTGGTGGCGCACGTGACTACATTTCCCGCAATCAGGGCAACGCAGAGTTGCAGCGCAATCTGGCCAACATCCAAGCCACAGGCTCACAAAACGCTTTTACTCAAGCGCAAAACCAGTACAACACACAAAATCAGCTCAACGCTCAGCAAGGCCAGTTCGGTGCGGGCCTTGGCATGCAGGGTTTGCAGACAGCGCTTTCCAGCGCTAACACTCTGGGCAATTTGGGTAACCAGCAGTACACCCAGAACATGGGCATCACAAGCATGCAAAACCAGTTCGGTGGTCAACAGCAACAGCAAGTTCAGAACATGCTGAACAACCAATACAACGACTTCCAAAACTACCAGAACTATCCGTACAAGCAGTTGGGCTTTATGTCCGACATGCTGCGCGGTTTGCCTCTGTCGCAAACATCTTCAAACATCTACCAACAAGCGCCTTCCACGGGCGCACAAGTCCTTGGCGCAGCCACCTCATTGGGCGGTGCGTACTTGATGGGCGGTCGCAAAGAAGGCGGTGTTGTGGGCAGCTACGCAAACGGCGGCGCTGTGAACTCTCAGCCAGCAGGTCTGGCTGAACTGGCTCTTTCTCGGATGGCGTAAGGATAAATCATGGCAATCGACCAACGCGACGTCAGCTCCACATTGCGGTTCATGGATGACCGCGCCTTGCAGCAGTATGCTGCGATGCACAAGAACGACCCTTACATCTTCCCTCTGGCTTTTCAAGAAAGCCAAAACCGCCAGAAGCTGCGCATGAACCAACAGGCGCAAGCCGGTGCACAGCCCCAGCCAAAAGTAGCCGACGCAGCACTGGCCCAGATGGCTCCCCCACAAGCACAACCGATGCCTGAAGCACAGGGTATTGGCGCGTTGCCTGCACCGAACATGCAGTTTGCAGCCGAAGGCGGCATCCTCGGTTACGACGATGCAGACCTTGCTGAGCGCAGCGAACCTGTAGTGATGATGGCTGAAGGCGGGGTTGCTCGGTATCAGGTTGGGGGTCCTACTTTTGACCCAGCTACAGGCGTGGTGGTTGCAGACCCTGCCGCTTACGGCGGTACAGACGACCGAACACTGTTTGAGCGCTTGGGCATCTTCAACCCCGAGAACCGCCGTGCTTTAGAAAAAGCAGAACGAGAGCAAGCAATTCGGGAAGAAGCGGCCAAAGCTGCAAAAACCCCCGGCGCTAAAGCGGCCGCTGCCGCAGCCCCCACTACAACTACGCCTGCGCCAACAGTCGATGCCGCCCCCAAACCCGATACTACCCGCAAGACCGGCCCTAGCAATAAGCCAGCCGCAGCGGCATCCACCGCGGACAAGGGGCCAACAGGCATTGAGGCACTGGCAGACAAGCTCACACGTTCGACCGATCTTGCCCTTGGAGAGCAGCGCAATGCACGCGCTGGGCTTTCATCGCGTATGGAGCAAGAAGCTACAGAGTACGCCGCCGACACCAAGAACAGAATCAAGGAAGAGGGCGACGTGTTCAAGGGCAAAGAAGAGCGCCTTGCTGCACGGGAAAAAGGTATTGAAGGTTTGGGCGACAAGTACATGGGCTTGGCGCTGCTGCAAGCAGGCGCTGCCATGATGTCCACTCCGGGCAACCTCGGCTCCGTGATCGGCAAAGGCATCCAAGTAGGAAGCGAGCGCTACATCGCTGGTATCGACAAGATCAACGCCGCCAAGGACAAGTTTGCCGAAGCACGCGACCGTCTGGACGACCTGCGCCTGAACCGCGACGACATGAACAAGAAAGAAGTTCGTGACGCCGACCGCGCTATTCGCACTGCCCGACTCCAAGGCCAGCAGTTGCTGGTTGACGGTGCTGGGAAAGACTTGGAAATCTCAAACGCAAACCAAACAAAAATCTTTGGCGCGGTTGCCAACGCAATGCAGTCGGACAAAGAAATCGCCAGCAAAGAAGGTATTGCTCGTTCGCAGATCGCAGCAACGCTCAACACGCCTGATCGCATCCTGTTTGACCAGCTGATGAAAAAGAACGGTAATGACGCTACCAAAGCGTTGGAAGCGTTCAAGCTGGCCAAAGGCGACAAGTTTGATGTGCGCTCGTCGTACGCAGACTACCTCAAGGCGTTTGCGGGCAAAGAAGGTTTGACGCCTCCGATGTCAATGGGGGCCTACGCCGGGCAGTTTGGGGCTACTCTCCCACGCTGATCTTTGCCATAATAGGCAGGCGCTTAAACATTCGGGGTCGCGCCACCCGATCACAATTCGAGAACTGCTATGGCTGACAAAATCCAACTCCCCAACGGTGCTTTTTTTCCGGTCAAAGAGGGCGAAAGTAAAGAGCAGGCGCTGTCTGTCGCCAAGCAGATGTACCCCGATGCGTTTGCTCCACCCGTAGCAGAGAAATCCAAGGAAGACACAAAGGGTTTCAAAGCTGCCGCAGCCGCAGGCTTTGAGCGACTCAAAGGCGAAGCCGCACTGACCGCGGGTAAGCTGGGCCTGATGGATGAGGCCAAGGCCGAGCAGTTCCAAAAAGAAAAGCAGGCCGCAGCACAAGCACGCTTCACTCCCACCGAAGAAGGCTGGACCGAAGCGCCATTCCAGAAGTTCAAAGAAACCCTTGGCGGTTCTGTGCCGTACATGCTGGCTCCTGCTGCCGCAGGTATTGCGGCTTTGGCCGCGCCAGTATCCGCCCCGGTTGCTGCTGGCTTGGGTTTGCTGGGCGCAGGCGCTGTGTCTACAGGCCAGTTCACCGGCTCCAACCTTGCCGCTCAGATGGAGACAGGCAAGTCCCTGAAGGAGTCCAGCGGAGCCGCTGCCCTTGCCGCAGCCGTTCCTCAAGCACTGATCGACACTGCCGCCATGGCGTTGCTGCCCGGTGTGGGCAAGCTGTTCGGCTCTGTGGGCTCCAAGCTGACAACCGAGCAAGCCAAAGCGATTGCCAACCAGACGCTTGGCAAAGCGGTCATGGACTACACCGCCAAGACCGGCACGGCCATGACCCGAGAAGGTTTTACCGAGACTGTGCAACAGGTACTCGAACGCCTGCAAGCAGGCACGAACCTCGCAGACGAAGACGCACGCAAAGAGTACATCGAGAGTTTTATTGGCGGCGCAGTGCTTGGCGGTGCAGTCGCGCCTGCTGGACGTTACATCGAGCGCAGCGGTGCAAAAACGCAGGCAGCAAAAGTTGATAGGGAAGAGCGCAACGTAGCGGCCAAAACAGCCGCTGAGCAAGCCCGCATCGCAGAGGAAGCGGACGCTGCCCGTAAGAACACGCCTGAGTACGCCATGGAAGTTGGGCAGCAGTACGACACCCTCCTGCAACAGTTTCAGGCAAAGCAGGCGCAACTCAAGAAGCCCGGCAAAAATGCAGACCCTGTGCAAAAGGCGGAGTACGCTGACGCACAGAAGGAATTGCAGGCCCTGAACGGGCAACTCAAAGAGCTGGTGCCCGAGTACCGCCGCACAGCGCCTATCCGGGCGCAGATGCCTGAGACGCTTGAGCTGACACCTTCCCCAGCAGAAACGGCAGCACCGACAGAAGCCGTTGAAGTTGACCCTACCCAGTTACTTGAGCGCAAGCGTCAGGCGCAGCAGCTGCTGGAGCAAAACCAGCAAGAGCTGTCCGACGTAACTGCCGCAGGCAACATGGCCCAGTTTGATGCGGGCATGAAGCAACGCAAAGCTCTGCAAAAAGAGATTGGCCAAATTGACGCGCAGCTTAAACAGGCCGGTGTAGAGGATGTGCAAACAGACCCCGCCGCTATTCAGGCGCAACTTGAGAAAGAATACGCGAAGCTCTCCAATATGGCAGGAGCGGGGTTTGATCCGGACAAGGCCGAACGCCAACGGGCAAAGATCACAAAGCTCGAAACACAGCTTCAAAGTGTTGCAGGCGGACAACAAGGTCTTGACTTCGGCGCTACTCGCACGTTGGAGCTCCCTCTTACTGCTGCGCAGAACCAACGCGAAGCTATGGCAGCACGCGGCACGGCCGCAGGCCAGCAACGTATTGCCGGTGTGGAGGAAGAAGAGCAAGCGCTGTTGGAAGAGCAGCGTGCGCAAACGGAACGAGACCTACAAGAAGCCCAGCGCGTGCAAGCACTTGGCGGAGAGTTTGCTGGGTTGCAGCGGATGCAGGCAGCTCCTGCCGGTATCTCCGACCAGTTTGGTTTGTTTGGTACTGAGGAGCTGCCACCCGCAGGGTCTGCGGGTATTGGGCAGATGAAGCAAAAGTTGCTGGGCGAAGACGTTACGTTTACCGCCGAGGAAGACAAACCGCGTGACCTGCGCCGTGTACCCGGCGCTGAGTTCAAACTCCGTGGCCGCAATGAAGGCACTGCGCCTGTTACACGCGATGAGCTGGCAGACCGCCTTAACCGTGTGCTGTCTACGTACGACCTGTCACCAGAAGCAGTTGAACTTTTGCAACGCGCTGAGAAAGCGTTGCCGCAGTCAGGCGCTGACTATTTTGCTTTGCTGGACGAACAGCTGGCCAAGATTGAAAGTGGTGAAGAAGGCGTGCCCCGTAAGGGACAAAGCCGCACAGCCGAGCTCCAGACATTCCCTGCGGCTCCGGCACAGCAGGCACGCGCATCTACTACAGCGCCAACAGAAGCTGGCGTTCGCCAAGTCGAACAAATTACTGGCGCAGTTCCGGGGCAAGCTGCTTCCAAGTTGAAGACTCCTATTGCGCAGCCAGAAGCTGAAGACCGCCGCACAGGCGTGCGCGGTGCAGCCGACGTAACAAAACGCGTGGACGATACGCAGGCATCCACACTGCGCGGTCCTTCTGCGCAAGCAGGCGAGTTGTCTTTGGCCAACGAGTTGGCGGAGCCTTTGCGTATACAAGAAGAAGCTGCCCGCGAAGACACTGGCCAGAAGTCGTTGTTCCCTGAAGAACAAGAAAAGCTGGGCTTCATCAAAGGCAATCGCGGTGCTTTCCAGATGTTCATGAAGAGCAAGTTCGTGCAGAACTTGCGCCAGCAGTTGCGCCGTGACGAGGAAATCGCCAAGCGTGCGCAGGCCATCCCTGCGCTGGAGAAGCGTGCCAACAGCTTGATTGCCGAGATTGAGGACATCCTCAAACAGTACGCCGAGTACCGCAGTGCCGACGCCGTTGTGAAAGCCAACAAGGACGTGGCCAAAGCCAAACGTGACATGGCCGAAATCCGCGCAGCCGCCAGCAAGTCCACCGTGGACCGCATGCTTCTTGCCGGAGCCATCGAAGACCTCAAGCAAGCGCGTAAACAAGTCATTGAGCAGGGCTACACCGAAGGCGGTGTGCAGGAGTTGATCGCCAACATTGACGACGTCAACGCGCAGTTGCAAGACGCGCAGACAGACATGGCCCTGCTCAACTCAGCGTTGTCCGTGCTTGACGGTCAGATGCAGTCGTTTGCCGCTGTTCAGAAACTGACAGCACTGATCGACAAGGCTCCGTCGGTCGAACGTATCGACCAAGCCAAGCAAGAGTTTGCGGCTGTTCGGGCCGAGCTGGAGGTCCTGCAAACTGAAAACAACGAACTGCAAACACGGTTGCGCAAAGACGCGGCAGACAAACGCCGTGCAGACGAGGCCGTCAAAGCAGCGGAGCGCAAAGCACAGGCGGCTGCGGGGCAGCTCAAACCGTCCGAGCAAGCGCTCAACAACTTGCCAAACTATGACAAGGCTACGCAGTACCCGGCGCTGACTGAAGCACAAATGCTGGCGCGTGAACAAGGCGGCACAACGCCCACACTGTCGGCAGCAGAAACAACGCAAATCAATGGCGACCCCGCACAAGTTCTTGGCGGCTATCGTTCACGCATTACTGACTTGGAAAAGCTCATCAGGCAGTCGCAGGATAAATCCAAAACAGCGCTGGCCAAAGACATGGTGCAGCCTGCACAAAACCTGCGCGATGCCCTTGATAAAGCGTACAAAAAAGCCAAGTCTGCTGCCGAGCGAGATGTGCTGGGACCAAAACTGGATGCAGCCGAAGCCAAGTTGGCGCAAGCTAAAGCTGAGCTGGCCAACACGCAGGTAATCTGGGTGGGCATGAAGAAGCAGATCAACGACTTGGCCAACGTCATGGCTCGCGCTGACTGGCTGGAAGGGCTTATTGCTGAAGGTAAGATTGAATTGGAAGCGCCCGCTGCCGCAAAGGTCCGGGCCAAACCCACAGCAGAAGAAGCCGCCACCACACGCGCAGCACAAGCCAAAGCCGCAGCAGAGCGCACAACTGCGCCTGCAACATCCGGCGAAGCGCTGACACGTTCGGAAGCCGCCAAGGCACGCCAGTCCCAAAAGACTTTGTTTGAAGGCAAAGGCGTGCCTGAAGGGACGGCAAAAGAAATCCCAATGACTCCCGCTGAGCGTTTGGCGGCTATGCAAAAAACCGCTGCGGCGCGGAACAAAGCGCTGTATCGTGTATCCGCCACAACCGGCCCAAGCATGAGCGTAGCTCAAGTGCAAAAAGTCTATGACGCGCTGACAGGTGCGTGGGTGAACAAGCCTGAGACTGTTGTGGTGGCGGATGAAAAAGGTTTGCCCATCCGTATTCGCAATCAAGCAGAGCGCGATGGTATGACCGGCAAGATTCCCGGTTTGTATGACCCCGTAAGTGGCAAGGTGTATTTGGTTGCGTCCAACCTGCGCAGCGTCAACGACGTGATCCTGACGACAGTGCACGAGATTGCTGGCCACTTTGGCTTGCAGTCCATCCTTGGCGACACCTACGCCAAGACCATGACCGACATCTACAACGGCAACGCAGCTATCCGTAAAGCTGCCAACGCCAAGATGAAACAGGTCAAGTCTCTTGACCAGAACACCGCCGTGGAAGAAGCGCTGGCAGAGCAGGCCGAGTTGGACCCCAACGCGCCGGATACCCGCAGCGCCATGCGCAAGATTTACGACACCCTGAAGAAGTGGGTGCGCGACACCTTGGGGTTAAAGGACACCGTCACAGACGCACAGGTCAACCAGATCATTGCCAACGCCCGCAAGTACGTCATCCAAGGCGGCGAAGCCGGTACGGGTACGGCTGGCGTAGCTACGCCGTCATACCGCTCAAAAACCACAGCACCCGCCAACGCACTGGAGTCATTGGCCCAAGACATCACAGCGCAGCCCAAGACCCTCAAAGAGAAGCTGGGCAACAACTTGGCGTTGCAGGCTGAAATGCAGGCCGTGGATATGCGGGCGGGTTTGCGTGACGTGCTCAAGTTTGGCGACGACAACCTGTTCACACAAGCGATGTACCACGTGCGCAAGGCCGAGCAGAAGATGGCGCAGATGTTCACCGTGATGAACAGCGGCCCGCTGGTGGCTTACAAAGACGAGAAAGGTCTCGTCGGCTACCGCAGCTCAAACCAGAACAGTGCTCGGGAAGTGTTTGACGCCATCGCTGACATCCCTGTGGACGACCCACAACTGAAGACCAACATCGCGCAAGCGTACATGGTTGCTCAGCGTGCGCAAAACAAAGGTCTGTCCAAGCTGGACTTCGGTGAGTTGGGTATCACAGAGGAAAAACTGCAAGCCGCCTTGGCAGCAGCCAATGCCGACCCTGCCTTGAAAGACGCGCTGGAGAACGTGCGCCGCAAGTACAACGCCTACAACAAGGGGTTGATCGAGTTCCTCGCCAGCTCTGGCCGCATCTCCAAGAAGACGGCCGCTGACTTGCTGAAAGACGGCGACTACGTGCCTTACTACCGTGTGCGTGACAACGGCACAGCCGAGCTGAACTTCGGCAACAACGTCACGTTCAACGTGGGCGACATCCGCCGCCAGCCATACCTTGCCGAACTCAAAGGCGGCGAGACCAAACTGCTGCCCTTGAACGAAGCCATCCAGCAAAACACTTTGCTGCTGACGGACATGGCGTTGACCAACAACGCCACCAAGAGCGTGGCGTACGGCTTGCAGGCTCTGGGCAAAGGCATGGGGCCAGTCGATCCGAAGACAGGCAAGCCTACAAACCTGATGCCCATCAAACCCGGCAAAGGCCCAGCAGACGCCCGTACTATCCGGTTCTTCCAAGAGCCGGACCCAAACAAGCCAGACGACACTGGTGAGCGCCACGTTGTGGTGGAGACCAAGGGTACGCTTGCCGAAGGCGTCCCTGCGGAACTCGTGGTACAGAGCTTGGAAGGCTCAAGCCTTGCGCTGCCCGGCTTCCTGAAACTGGGCGGTGTTGCTGCCGATCTGTTGCGTGCTGGTGTGACCCGCACACCTCTGTACATTGCCCGCAAACTGCTGCGCGAACCCATGGCCGCGTCGTTTACCGGCGGTCTGGAGTCAAACACGTTCTCGTCCATCTTCAAGGCAGGCGCTGAGTATCTACGCATGAGCACTGGCCGCAGCGACATGCAGGCCAAGCTGATCGAGAAAGGCTTGATCCAGTCCAACATCTTCGCAGGCGACATGTCTGACATGAAGAAGATGGCGCTCCAGCTTGCCAGCGGTAAAGACCAAAACGCTTTTGAAAAGCTCCTTGCTGCGGCTGACCGTTCTGCGATGCGGGCGGACGCCGCTACGCTGGCGCTGGTGCTCAAAAACGCTGAAGCCAACGGCTTGTCCGAAGTCGAGGCCGATATGGCCACGATGGAGTCGATGAACTTCTACAAGCGCGGGCTGTCGCCAACGCTGCAATACGCAAGCCGCCTGATTCCGTTCTTCAACGCCCAGATTCAGGGTCTGAACGTGTTGGTCAAGGCAGCGCGAGGCAACATGCCGTTCGAGGAACAGCAGCAAATCAAGCGCAAGTTCTTCAACAATGCGCTGTTGTTGACCGCCACCGGTCTGGTGTATGCCATGGCCATGGAAGACGACGAGACTTTCCGCAACGCACGCCCACGGGATAAGTACTCCAACTTCTTCATGCCGATCCCCGGCGTGGATGAGCCACTGAAGTTGCCAATCCCGTTTGAAGCGGGTTACTTCTTCTCCATGGCGGTTGCCGCTGTGGATGCAATGCGTGCCGAGACTGACGGCAAAGCGCAGTGGCAGGCTATCCGTGATCTGTTCTTGGGCTCGGTCCCCGGCTACTCGTCCATGGGCATGCCGCAGATCGTCAAGCCTGCCTTTGAGGTGTGGACCAACAAGAACTTCCTGACTGGCGGTCCCGTTGAGTCGTTGCGTTTGCAGGGCATGAACCCAGAAGAGCGCTACCTTGCCACCACGACAGAGCTGGCCAAGCAGATGAGCAAGGCGGTGCCTATCTTGTCCCCCGTCCAGATCGAGCACATTGTGCGCGGGTACTTGGGTGTGCTGCCTCTGGCAGCAGCGGCTGGGGCCAACGGTTTGTTTGAACGTGAAGGCAAGGGCGAGAAGCCTGAAGGCCGTGCGTCAGACCTGCCGCTGGTGGGTACCGCCTTCCAGAAGAAGTACGGCGGTGCTGATGCTGACGTTGTGTTCCGTGAAGCCAAAGAAGCCGAGCAGACACGCAACACGCTCAACAAAATGCTCAAGGAAGGCCGCAAAGAAGAGGCCATCGAGTTCCGTGATGCAAACCGTGCCGAGCTGGCGCTGGCTTCTGTCGCAGGGCAGTACCGCCAAGTGGTTGGGCGCATCAACGAGGACATCCGCCGCACGCAAGAGCGCACCGACTTGAACGCTCAGGAAAAGCGTATCCGACTGGACGCGCTGGACAAGGCCAAGCAAGACCGCGCCGATGCTTTCCTCAAAGCACAGCGCAGAATTGAAGAAGCTCAGCGATAAAACCACACCCCGCTCAGTCCCTTGTGGACGGCGGGGTAGGCTTTGGCATCGAAGATGCGGCAGCGCAGCGCCTCACTGAGGCCTGCTTTGCGTACTGCTTCGGAGTTGAGGCAGGGGATGAAGAACCCCTGCCCCCGCTCAACTCGTGCCCAAGGGAATGCTCTGGAGTACCGAGTCATCGAGTGTGCTCATGTTCGCGCTCAGGCGCAGTGTTGCCACACGCATCGGGGGGCCGTCCGTCTTGGCCAGCATGTCCTTCTTGGGAACTTGCTGCACGATGAACGAGTGCGCGATCTCCTGCTTGAACGTGGCGTAACTGAAGCTCATGTTGGAGCAGAACGCACGGAGCAGGCGCTCCTCGATGTAGAAGTCGATATAGCCCGGATTGACGCCATGCTCGACCCGGCCCATGATCTCTTGCCGCGTTGTCGTCTTGCCCACACTCGTGCCGTCCCCAAACATCGCAGCAGGGCCCGCCTTCTCGCCGTACTTGACGATGACGAACTTGCCTTGGAACTCTTGGGTGAACGCGTTGAGCACGTCCTCTGCGGTGCGCTTGCCGCCCTTGATGGCCTGACGCTGGTGGTCGATCTGTCGGCGGTACGACTCGATGATCTCCTGCAAGGGGATGTTGACGATGCCCGTGTGCTTGTCGCTCAGAAGCAGACCAGCCGCAATGATTGCGCCCACACCGGCCATCCAGTACCGCTCGTCGTTGGGGGCCTTGTACTCGGTGTACATACGGCGCACGCACTCAGGAACCAGCTCACGCAGCATGCTTGCGTTGTCCACCAGATACTGCGCCAAGATTTCGCCTGCTACGGCAAAGTTGAACGGCAGCGTCTTGATGATCTCGATCTCCTCTTGCGACCACTCCAGCTTCACGTCCATGTTGAACTCGATCATGCGGCGCAACTCACCCTCGGAGGAGTGCTTGCGCTCACCTGTCATGTAGTCAACGGCAGGGCGGTTGGAGGACATCAGCGCCAGCGTGGCCCATGTGGACAGGTTCAGCCGTTCCTTGTTGGTTCCAGACTCCATGCGCTCTTTGCCGCGCCCTTCGCTCATGCTGAACAAGAAGGCAGGGAACCACTCGAAGTCCTTGCGGTTGTTGGTTGTGATCTCGTCCGTGATAAGCGGCAAGCTGCGCAGGTGACCAAGGCGTTGCTGCATAGCAACAGGTGATGTGCCCGAGCCTGTGCGGTAGTGGATGGGGTGGCCCCAGATGGATGCCGCTGCATCCAGTGACAACGACTTGCCAGTGCCTGACTCAGTGGACGCTACGTGGACTGTCATGCCCAGCAGGCCAGTGAACTTCATCAAGGGGGCGGCAGCACCGGCCAGCACCACGGCCAACTGATCCCACATCTTGCGCCGCACCATCATGTTGATGACGGTTCTCCACGCATCAAGCGTGCCCGTGGGTTTGGTGCTGTTCACAATGTTTTGCAACTCAGTCATCGGAACCATGACCGGCAAACGGTTTGCGCTGTACACGCGGCTTGCAAAAACAAACGTACCGTCGTCTTGCCACCCGTAGCTGGGAGGCATGTTGATAGGGGACCGCTCCACGCTGATCTTCTCCACGCTGGCGCGGACGTAGTCGTAGAAGTTCTTGTCGTTGCCGGAACCAAACGCTGCCATGACGTTCTGGTTGGCCAAGTGTTTGATCGTCTCGTCCTTGCTGGCCAGACACTTTTGGGGAACCAGCACGTTGTGCAGCTGCTTGTTCTTGATGACGCAGAAGTGCACCTCGTAGCTGCCGTTGTTGTTCAGCACGTCCACCGGGAAAATAGTGTTGGAACAAAGCAACAGTTGCTTCGTGACCTTGTGGCCGTCACTGTCTTCCTCGATGCGTTCCAAGAACACGCCGCCCCTTGCACCAAAGGCATAGCCCCGTGGTGGCTCAGGCTGGGCAATCAGTACAGTGTCGGCCTCAGTATCGGTATCGGACGCTGCGCTGCTCTCAACTTCGACCGTAGTCTCCTCAGTGGTCAGCGCCATCTCTCTGCCCCACAACAGTGGGTTGGTGATCTTGCCCCAGTGCGGGCAGCCGCGGCATACGCCGGGGTTCATGTCGTCCATGGCAGCGCATGAGTACGGGCCTTTGATCTCGGCCAGCTTCTGGTGCATGCGCTCGTGGGGGTAGGGGTGCAGGTCGCTGAGCCACGTAGCCGCCTTCCCGCCGTCTGCGCAGACCTTGGCCCAACTGAGCACTCCGCGCCAGATCGGCTCCATGCCGTCATCGCTTGCGTTGTCCACGTAGTTCTGGAGCTGGCCGCATCCGGTGCCTGCCTTTGTTTTGAGCAGGAGTTTCTTGAACAGCGTGATGCTGTTTTGTGCAAGCGCCGTCAACGTGGATGGCGCACCGGCTCCCGTTGGCCTTTGCCCCGGCAACGCAAGTGTTGAGCTGGTAGGCATCTTCACGAACTCGGGGCCAAACCCTTCGGCCGTCATGATGGCCTCGACGTCGTCCACAGCGAACCGATCCCCCTCGGAGATACTGCGCACATTCGTAGCGCCGCGCACCGCCTTGCCGTTCTTGATCCCGGTGTTGATGGTGTCAGGTACGCGCAAGACCCGAGAAGCATCGCCTGTGACAGCAGTGTCGATGGCCAGCCCATGCTTGAGGCACATCTCTTTGAAGCGCTTGGCAAAGGCGTACCAGTCGTCCTTGAACAGCATCTCGTCCAGCGGCCAGTAGGCGTGAATGCCGCCGCCAGAATGAACCAGCCAAGGGTCGCCCAGACCTGCCAGTCCGGTGTCCTCACAGAACTTCTGCAAGGCTTGCGCCGCAGCTTTGGCGCTTGGGTATGACTTGGGCTTGATGACCAGCTCACCCTCTTTGTCTGGCACAGGGATGTCTTTGGGGTGGTTGCAGTCAAGGTCCACGGCCAGCACTTGGCTGGCGTGCATGTTGTCCTTGGTGCGGTCCTTGTCCGTGCCGAACGTGCCGAGTGCGAAGTATGTGTCGTATCCAGCTTGCGCCCACTTCTCGACGGTGGGCATGAGTTCCTCAAGTGTTTGTCCGAAGACGTGTTGTTTCTTCTTTGAGAGTTCTACCGCGCAGTAATAGCCATTACCCGGAGACGGCAAAACCGCCGCCATCAAATCGAGCGGAGTCATGAGGGTCCTTCGGGAACAGATTACTTGAGGGTGTCTTCGTAGACGTTGTCGGACAGCGTAGCAAAGCGCTCGTACAACTCTTTCACGACTTCGGCAGGCACGCTGTAGTTGGCCATGTAAATGTGGTTCAGCAACTCTTCGTCAGTCAGGGCTTGAGGTTGTACTCGTGACATATTCTTCTCCATGCCTCATCCGCTGTGGTTGAGGACTGCATTATTGTTAAAAGGGTTTCCACGCGATGGCGGTACGCAACAAAGACTTCTGATCCGTTGAACCAGTTGTAGACGGTCTGTCGTGTGACGCCAAGGGCGAAGGCTATTTTCGTGACGGGGAAATCCAAGTGGATAGCCCAACGCCCAAGCTGGTTGCCCAGAGACTTGGGAGTCTTCATCACGTCATCAATGATTTTTTGTGAGTAGGCCATGGTAGTAGGGGCCGAAGCCCCTTTGGTTATTTGATGTGCACGAACGGTGTGACCTGTCCGGGCATCGTGGTCGGCAGCTTACCGTCCCACTTCTCGATGGCCTTCAACTCCACGTACTCTTTGCCGCCTTGCGATGTGATGGCAGCAGCACGCATACGGATTGCATCAGCATCACCTTGCGCTTCGACACGCTTACGATCAGCTTCAGCTTTGGCCAGCTCGACTTCCTTTTGCTTTGCGGCAATCTGGAAGTTGCGGTTTGCGGACTCCTTGATGGATGCCTCCAGCGCAGGGTCGGTCACCAAGTTGCGCACGTTTGCGCTACGCACAAAGAACCAACCCTTGCCAGCGCTCTCGTCCAAGTCCTTTTGCAGGGCTTCAACAACCTTGGCTGCAATGGCCACGCGCTCGGTGTGCACAGTCTCGGAGCTGTAGCCAGACACGGCGTTGTAGATTGCTTCTCGGGCTTGGCGCGTCACGTAGTTGTTACCAACACGCACACCGTCCTCACCCTTGAACTCAGCCAAATCACCGGGCCAGCGGGTCATGATTTCCGAGGCCTTTGCGGAGTCGATCTGGTAGTAGATGTCCACGTCCAAGTCGGTCAGCGTAATCTTGTCCTTGGTCTGCGGCTTCATGTCGTTCATCTGAAGCAGCAACTCCTTTGCTGTGACTTCAGTGACGCGCTTGAACAGCGTGAAGAACACGCCCGGTGGCATGGTCTCTTTCTTGACTTGGCCCATGGTGGACTCAACGCCGATGTTGCCGGTGTCGATCTGGGTGCAGGCAGACAGTGCTGCTGCCGCGACGATGGTTAACAGTTTTTTCATTTGCTTCTCACAGTATTTTTGTTGATGTCAGGTTGGTCTGGAAGACCAAACCCAGTAAAGCGATACAGACCAAGGCCAGTACGGCAAGCGCGTGGCGCTTGAGCAGGATAGTCGCCAAGACTTTTTCCCGGTTGTTCAGGTAGTACCAGAGGAAATACCCTCCGACTACCAGCAGCAAAAGAAGCACTAGGTGTTTCATAGGTAAGGTGGGGGTACTCGCTGCGTCTGCGGGGGCTGCACCGCATGAACTGAATCACTTGGCTGGGCGTTATCCAACAGCATCCGCTTTCCCCCCGATTTAATTACTCGTCGTCCCAGTCGGACACGATGTCAGCCAGCTTGGACTTCTTGGCAGGCACGGCACCACCTTTGGCGGTCTCCTTGCGCACTTCGGGTTCGTCCGTTTCAGCTTCTTCCACTGGCTTGGCTTTGGGCTTGGCCTTGGCGGCTTTGACTTCGGCCATCGCGGCAGTGTCGTCCTCGTCCATCATCTCGCCCATGGGCTTAGCAACGGGCTTTGGCGCAGCGCCGCCGATGTTCATCGGTGCGGCTTTCACGCCGTCAGCTTGCGCCACGGTCAGGGTCACAGCCTTCTTGGCATCGTCAGACTCGCCTTGCGTCACAGCAATCGGGTACTCGTCGTCTGTCAACCAGCGCGTAGGCGCGAAGAACAGCTTGGGAGACTCGGCCTTGGTGTCGAACTTCATGCGCGTGACGATCTGCTCGGGGTTAACCGGAGGTGTCTGCGCTGCCAAGTAGCGGGCGTAGGCTTGCAGGGGACGCTTGTCGCCTTCTTCCTTACCGAAGATGCTGGTAGCTGGGAGTGTCAGTTGCAGCACATCACCTTCAGGGTTGTTGGCCAGCACAACAGCAAGGCGCTGTTGGAAGCGGCAGGCGCGGCTGTTGCCGTTACCGGAACCGGCTTCGTTCTGTGGGCAACCCATGCAGGCGTGGTTCTGCGGGGCCGAGATGCTTGCGTCAGGCTTCTCGCCGTCATTGCTCCAGCAGTCAGGGCGCACGATTGCGTCAGCGTTGTAAGCGCCAGCGTAGAAGATGCGGCTGACCTTGGGGGCAGCGCGAACAATGATGACGTCAAGGTGGCGGTCGTCGATGCTGGTGATCTCCTTGCCGCCTGCCACCAGACGGAACACGCCGCCTTTGATGGAGATGCGCTTGGTAGATACGCCAGAACCGCCGGTCAGGGCCTTGGCTGTGTCAGACAACTCGTTGTTACGAGCAAATGCGGGGACGTTGGACGAACTGAAAAGCGTAATGTTGCTCATGATTGCGTTACTTTCGGATTGGTGTTACACGAATGTCGAACCCAGTGACTGAGTTCAAACCCGGCGGCAGGACGCCGGGGTTTTCTTCCAAGAACTGCGCCATGTTGGTTTGGGCGATGCGCTTTTCCAACAGGTCTACGACTTGATGCTCAAGCACGAATGCTTTGAACGAGTCCCAGTCCTGTGTGTTGTAGCGCGTCGACTTCGTCAACGACACGGTTCCAGAGGAAGTCTTGACCGATGTCAGGCCGAGGGCCTTCATCTGGTCTTTGATTGCAAGGCGAACTGTTTCGCGCTGCTCCTCAAGGTCAGCCAGCTCTTTGTCGAGCTTGGCTTGCTTGGCCTTGATCTTGGCGTGAATGGCGACCAGCGTGTCGAGCGGAATTGCTTCAACTTCCGGTGCTTCTTCGAGGTCTTCAGTCATTGCTTTCTCCTAATATTTTTGTCAAGCGTTGGACAGTTTACATGGATTTTCTGGTGGTGCAACCCCCTTTCAAGAATTTATTTCAAGCGTAAACATCTCTGTCAGAAGTGAGCTATCGCTTACTTTCGCTCCAAGGGCTTTGAACATCTTGGACTCCACGGGCGAACTCTGGATGTGGAAGACGGTCACCTTGTCGGAGTTCTGCCCCTTGCGGTCGGCACGGGCAATACACTGGATGTACTGCTCAACGCTCATCAACGGGCCGTAGAACACCACGGTGTCAGCGGCTGTCAGCGTAATGCCGTGCGCTGTAGCCTGCGGCTGCATGACCAGCACCCTTGGGTCAGTGTCGGTCTGGAAGCGGTGGATGATGTCGCCTCGTTTGTTGGCCGACACGCCGCCGTGGATGCACTCGTTGGTGATGCCCTTGGATGTCAGGTGCCGCTGGATGGTCTCGATGCTGGCGCGGAACAACGCGAAGATGATGACCTTGCGCTGCGTCTCCTCCAGAATTTCCTCCAACACGCCAAGGCGTGGGCCAGCGTCGAACTCCACCACCTCTTTGGTATCCGTGAGCGCAGCACCGCAACTGACTTGCAGCAACTTACTCAGCATAGCAGCGGCGTTGACCGCTGTGATGACCTCCCCTGCGGCTTGGACCAGCATCTGGTCCTTGAGCATGTTGTAGTACTTGGCCTGCTGCGGAGTCAGCGGAACCTCACGGGTCAGCGTCATCACTGGCGGCAAGTCAAGGCACTGGTCTTTGGAGAAGCGGATCGCTGGTTGCAGCGCGTTGAACACACGGTCACGCGCATCAGGCTTGGGGGCCCACTTGTACAGCGTGATCTTGTTCATCACCGAGTCGCGCCATCCTGTGTAGAACAGCGGCACGTTGTCAGGGTTGACCAGCTTGGCCAGCCCATACGCATCAGCAGGCGACTGCGATGCAGGTGTGCCCGTCATCATCCACAGGTGGGTCGTGGGGCCAATGACAGACTTGAGCGTCTTCCAGCGCTTGGTGGTCACGGTCTTGTAGGCGTTGGCCTCGTCAACAATCACCAGATCAAAGCGCCCATCATTGATGACCTCATCGGCAATCAGGTTCAGTCCGTCGTAGTTGCAGATCACGAACTCGTAGTCCTGCTGAATCATCTCGATGCGCCGTGATGACTTGGTGTGGTGCGCCACGATGGCCGAGCGGTGGATGATGCTGTTGTTCAGATCACTGAGCCATGCGGAGTGCATGATCGACAGTGGGCACAGTATCAACACACGCCGCACAAAGCCTAGCTTCATCAAGTAGTCAGCCGCCCACAGCGCAGCAAGCGTCTTGCCTGTGCCGGGATCGTTGAAACAAAACGCACGCTTGTGCATGGTCAGAAACGAGGCCGTCTCTACTTGGTGAGCCATAGGCTTGTAGCGCCCCGGCCAGTTATAGCGCCGTGTGATCGGTGACTGGATGTCCTTCACGCCGAGGTTCTTCAGAACACGCGCCTCATCGAGGCCCCAGTACACAGCCACATCGAAGCCGCCGTCATCACGTTCAATGACTTTGTGCTTCGGAATGATCTTGTACTTCTCAGGGTTGCGTGTCCTGAAGACGACGGCCTTGTCGTCAATGATGTCCATTACTTCTCCGTGTGGTTATTTTGAACTGGCGCGGTTCTTGGCAACACTGCGCATGCGCAGGTTACTGCGGGCGGATGTGCCACCACTCTTGAGCGGCTTGATGTGGTCAACATCTTTGCCGTCTCCTTTGCTGGCTGCGCCCTCGGCCTCCATGATGCGGCGGGCTTTCACGCGCTCACCTCGCTTGGCGACTTGCTCGGGCTTGCCGTGGAAGTCTTTGTACTCTTGCTTGTAGTTACGTTTGCTGGGGTCTTGTGCCATATCAATCTTTCTTTCGGTTGTACTCACAGGTTTTAACAACGCACCACCCGCATAGCGGTGTGGGCTTGGGGTTCCACACCCCGGTCTCATGCGCCTTTTCAATGCGGGCGACGCGTGTCCGGTAATCCCACCAATACTCCTCGGCCTCACCGCGCAAGAAGCTGGCCTTGACCAAGTCGTTCTTGACCACGAACAGCAGACCGCCACTGACCTTGCGTATGTGCGGGAAGTGCACGAACACCATCAGCGCCATCAGCCGAAGCTGCTCCCGATCCGGGTACTTGTTGTTGCCCGACTTATAGTCGACCACGCGAGCTGTCAAGTTGTCATCGTCGATGATGAGCAAGTCGGCAATACCGCGCACCCATACATCTTTGTCCATGAATCCGCAAGGGCGCAGATCGGACGTGACGCCCATCTCGTGCTCACACAGCTTGCGGCCGGGCTTGGCTTTGAGCGCATCGAGCATGTCCTTGATGAACTCAAACTGTGGTGGCAACGGCGTGTTGTCCTTGATGTAGAACTCCGCCGCGGAGTGCAGCTCCTTGCCGTACAGCGTAGCCTCTGTGTCAGTGAACGGGTAGCTCTTGAGCACCTTCACCTCGTGGTAGCGCCGGGGACAACCTTCGTAGTCCTTGAGCGCGGAGTGCGACCATTTAACTGTCATCGTGTTTCCTTTGTGTTTTGGTCAATCCACTTGAGCGCCTCGCCCATCTCGGTGTACTCCTCGATGGGTACTACGCGAACGTCCATATCACCTTTTTCCCGGTGCGTCATTAACAGCACGCCTGTGCCGTACAACAAAGCGTTTTTGAACAGCTCATCAAAGATGACATCTTCTTCCATCAGAACCTCGCAGATTGAATTGCTTTTGATAACCGGGTGCTGAACCCTTCGACGAAGTGCTCGTCGTTGTTCAGGTCGGGGCGGTCCATGCTCTCAAGGATGGCGTGTGTCAGCTCATGCCAGAACGTCTCTTGCAGTGCAGACAGTTTCAGCGGTATGCCGTGGTACGACTTACGCGCCAAGGTGATGGTGCGCTTGGCGTAGTGCACCTCCCCCATGTACAGACGCTCACGCATCGACTCAGCGATGTCCACGCTGTACCAGTTCTCACCCACCTTGATCTTTTTGGGTAGTGTCAGTTGCTTCATTTGCTTTCTCCTTAGTTAAAACTTGACGCAGTGTCCACCGTGCGTCAACACGGTCAGCAAACCATCGAAACAGTTTGCGGCAGTCATCTTGCAGCAGGTATGGTGGCCACCCCGTCTTTTTCATATCAGCCCTTTGCTAAACCATAACGGCGGTGTGCACCGACCTCTGAGTTCAGCGGTATGCCGGGCATGTACTTAGGCGGAGCAATCATCTGCTCCAGCACCCAGCCCTTGGCATACTCGACCTCAGCGTCAGGCACGACACAGAGCAATTCATCATGCACTGTGCCTACCACGGGGTACTTCTTGTCCACCCGTAGCATGCCGTCCGTCATCACCACACGCGCAGTTCCCTGCACGATGTTGTTCGTTATCTTACCTGCATACAGCTTGGTTGGCTTGACGCCCTCCTCCCCGTACACCCAGTTGCGTTGCTTTGTTTCTTTATCGACTTCGTTACGTAAGTTCGGATACTTGAGGGTCATGCCCGAGGGCAAGACGATCTCTTCTTTTCTGAACGTGACGCATTTATACACCACCTCTTCGCCGCCGTAAAGCGACTTCTCCATCAGCTTGGAGCACATGTCCCAGAAGCTGACCACGGGGTGCGCTGTGCTGCGGTAGATGTCGATGATCTTCTTGGCCGCGACACAGTGGATCAGCAGCTCCCGCTCCGTACAGGTGTGGGGAATCTCCCGGAGCTTCTTAACATTCTCGTCCCACCCAACGAAGCGGTCGATGTAGGCGGCGTCCACACCGAGCTTCTTTGCAAACGCTTTGTCGTAGCGTACGGGAGGAGCGCCAAGGAATCCAACGAGAAGCTGAGCAGCGAAAGACGCCCAGCCAAGCCCGTACCCGCAGCCAAGGAGTGCCGACTTTGCAGACTGTCGCAAGTCTGGGTGGCTTTCTTTTGAAAGGCCGGGTATGTTGAACATCTGAGCGCCGAAAGCGGCGTAAGCGTCACTGCCAGACCTGAAGATGTCGAGCATATCTTCGTAATCCGCAAACCACGCAAGTACTCGCGGTTCAATTTGTGAAAGGTCCCCGACGACAAGCTGGTTCCCCAGCGGTGCCATGATTGCTTTGCGTAAGAACGAACCTCGCTTGAGGTTTTGCATGTTGATCGCACTGCCTTTGGCCGCAGTCCAACGGCCCGTTGCCGCGCCGTAGTAGCTAAGCGGAACCGGGAGCGGGCCCCTGCCCGAGATGTCAAGGAAACGCTGGGCACGGGTACGTTCGGTTGTAGACTTAACGCGAAGACGCGCTTCACAAAGAAGGGCAACGTCTTCACGTTCACCGTTGAGCAGCGCTTGAAATAGCGCGTCATTTTTTGCGAGAGCAAACGCCTCCTTCCCAGTGGTCTTGCTGATTTTCGTAGGGGGAGTGACGCCCATGAGAGTAAGTACTTGCGCAAACTTATCGTTCGACGCAAGCGAAGACTCCTCAATGCCGAGTTTCTTAAGTAGCCCTTCACGTTTTTCTCCTTCTTCTGATAGCGCTTTGATGAGCATCTCCCTGTCCAGCTCAAGGCAGGCGTTGGTGTACATGCGCAGGGTCATGTCGATGAGGCGCAGTTCTTTGGCTGGATACCCTTTGATGAGCCGCAAGAAAATCTGCTCACACAACCATGTGTCGTGGCAGCAGTAGTCGGCAAGGATGGCCTCAACATCCGCAGGCAGCTCGTCCAGAATATTCTCTGACGGAGACAGCCCATCGCCCTTGGGCGGCAGGTTAAACAGCGCAGCCAGCTTGGCCAGACTGTTGCCCACCTCAACCCCGCGCAGTGCACGGCCCATCGACAACGTGTCGAAGATGAACGCAGGTCGGGCGTTGTAGTGCCAGCTCATGATGGACACATCAAACAGTGCGTTCTGTGCAACCACCGCAGTGCGGCTCCAGTCGATCAGCGCAAAGAACTTGGGCAGCTCTTTGCGTGTCACCCATACTGCGGGTTCTGCGCTGCCCAGCGGCTTCCACGATAGGCCCCATGCTTTGAAGCGCGGGTCGCGTACGTACTCCTCGTTGGTCTGTGTTGAGAACCCAAGCCGCACATCAGGTGAGCGGCCCCATGCTGTCTCGAAGTCCAGCACTATGACTTGGTCGTATGGTGCGCTCAATTAAATAACTCCTTGGGGGGTGCATCGCGCAGCACCATTGCTTGCGCCATATCGTTTGCCTGTCCGATCATGGTGGCCAAATCCATCTCGTCAGCGCCAACGCAGAACGTCAGCATCGCGTCTCCAGTATCGACCAGCACAACTGCTTTGTTGGGCAGGTCGGGGTTGTAGCACTTGGCCAGCATCATGATGAGTTTGCCGAAGTGATCGCGCAGGCCCATGTCGCTGTTGCTCAGGCTCTCTATCGTGGCATCCCACGACTCTTGTGTCAGCTTATCCATGCTTGCAACTCCTGTTCTAGTTCTTCCAAATTATCCTCACGGACCACAACCGCGAACCCGTATGCGGCTTTGATTGCCTGAAGCTCGCGCTCCTGTAGTGCCGTGGTCTTGCCCTTGCCCGCCTTGCACTCGATAGCGATGAAGCGGCCTTGGTAGCATCCGATGATGTCGGGGATACCTGAGCGCCCAAGCCCCATGCCCGGAGGCATGAAGTGGTAGATGCCCAAGCGGTCCAGTACCTTGCGTACTTCGTTCTTGACCTTCTTCTCTGGGGTGTCAGCCATTTTGAATCTCCGCGAGTTTGACTGCGTAGTGCCGCGCCTTGTTGGCGTCGTCACTGTCCTTCTTGCCTTGACGCATGGCGTACTTGATGACGTTGCCTTTGAGGAAGCCCACGAACTCCTCGTGCGTGAGCACAGCCTCCATCACAGCCCAAGGCTGGATGCCCATGTCTTTGTAGTGTTGGCCACCAATCTGCAAATCGTTTGCAGTGGTTCCGTTGAATCCGTCTTTGATGTTCATGTGGTTCTCCTTCGTTTAGCATCTGGTCGTGGGCAATTTTCTGGGGGCACAACTACGCACCATACGGCGCTGGGCATTCCCCTCCCGCCGTAGTGTGTCCATCTGTCGATGTATGCGTCTGGCATTTCTTTCAGGCGCTTGCGCACGCTGGGCGGTTCGAGGTTAAGGTAGTTGGCTATCGTGCCAACATCCATCCCGTCAGGGTTTTTCCTGAGCAGGGCGCGTAGTGAGTGCGTGGCGTAAGTTCTCATAGTTCGTGCTTGTTGAGTGAGGGCTTGACGTTGGGGGCAGCGCGGCTGTAAACGCCGAACTGTTTGTACGCAGTGACAGCCAGCTCCTTGTCTTTCTTGCGCGACCCCAGTTTGTGGATCGTACCTATACTTTTGCCAAGTTGGCGTTGGGAGTCCACAAAATCCGTGGCAATTTGTGCTCCGCTCTTACCGTCCTCGCCCTTGGCCCGGAAAGTGTGGTCTTTAAGAAACATGCTGTCGCGGGGGTTGCTGGCCCACAGGAACGGCGAGTCGGGGTGGCATTTACATTTCATGTGTTCTTCTCCTTGAGTTTGTCTTCAACCCGTTTCATTGCCCGTTCAGGAATAGTGTCCCAACAATCTGCCAACTCTTTATTTGTCAGCCCAACCCATTGCCGCTGTGCTGCGGGTGGGGTGGTGTTTAACCGATTCAATAGCCACTCCATGACATTCAAAGATACAAATTCCCGTGTGTTTTCGTAAATTTCTTGCTCAAGGCTGTCTATTGTTGCCACAGGCTCCTGCACAGTTGCTGAACGGGCTTGCTTGATGGCGGTGCAAGCGTCTTCTGCCATTGCGTAATCCATCAAACTAGTAGACGTGTCGATGAAATACTCCAACGCCGCCAGCGCCAAGTTGAGTGCTTCGTCTTTGGTCATAGTCCCAACTCCTTGAGTGCTGCTTGCAGTCCAGCCAAGCCACCGACACGCTGGTTGTTGATGAAGATTTGTGGCATCTGCCGGGCTTCGGGGTACGCCAAGATAAAGCTATTGCGCACAAAGTCGGGCCATGCTTCAACATCAATATCGGTGTACCCAATCCCCTTGTCGTCCAGCAGCCGCTTGGCTGTCACGCAGTTGGGGCATCCTGATTTTGTATATACAACAATGTTCATGTGTTCTCCTTCAGGTATCTGTCTACCTTCCCTTGTTCAAACTTCGCATAATGTTGCGCCGCTTCCCAAAACCCAATCAATGAATCTTGGTTTATAAGCCACGCAAACATGCGTATCTCCGGTGTTATTTCTGTTATGCCAGCTTCGGCGGCAAGTCGCTCTAAGTTTTCGTGCAGTCGGTTGGTCATGTGTTCTTCTCCATTTCAGTTTTCAGCCTCGGGTAGTATCGCCCGACAGATACAAGCGTTGAGTTCGCGGTCTTCTCGTTGAAGCCGCATTCAAGGTGTTGCTTGATATTCAAGTGCGCCATGGCCAGCAAACCGTACACCGCTGTAAGCTCTGCGTTGAGTTTTGATACGGCGAGTTCATGTTGCTTTTCGCGCATATCAGGCTCAGCAGCCGTCAGGTCTACCCCCTCATGCCCGGGCCACCCCACCAAATCTTGTCGCACAAGCACAGCAAAGCGCCGAATCTCAGGCGTCACATCTTTAATGCCAGCTTCGGCGGCAAGGCGGTCAAATTTTTCAATCAGTCGTTCAGTCATGCGTTCTTCTCCTTGAGTTTGGCTTCGATGGCTCGGGCGACTTCTGTAAAAGACAGCATTGCCGCACCAAGCGGAACACAGGCTTTTTCAATTTCCTCATCCGTCAGGTCTACCCATGTGCGCTGTGCGGGTGGGGTGGTGTAGCGCTCCAGCGCAGAAAACAGAGCGCCACCGTGATCCGCTTCAACGTCTCGGCCTTTGTAGCCCGGCAAAGAATCGCCATGAACTGCTCGTGCGCCTCTGGCATCGTTGTAGCCAAGGTCATATGCGCCACGGATCGCATCAAAAATCCGGCGTTTTGCCATTGCATGCAGCGCCACAGGCTCCTGCACAGGTGCTGCGGGTGGGGTGGTGTAGAGGGGTTCGACTTCTTTGTCTTTCTCGGGAGTCGGTGCAAAACACCCGAACAGTTCCCAATCACCCTTTCGTTTACTCATACCATCTGTGCCGTAGTGGTATCTAACACGCCACGCCACAGGCTCCTGCACAGATGCTGGCTGTGCGGGTGGGTGAAGCAGTGGCTCATTTGTAATGTGCTTGCGCCCATTCCTGTCTGTAATTATTCGTTCAGTCATGTGTTCTCCTTCAAGGGGGTACTTTGCGTCGTAGGTGCCTCGCTCTTTGGCTCTCTCGACCATGAACCGGAACAGGGCCTTGATTTCGTCTTTGCTCATGTGCCCTCCTTGGGTTCATCAAAATCAAACCACTCATGTATTTCGTTGAGCACCTCACGCACGATTGACTCGTTGATGTCTGCCGTGCTTGGCGCATCGTTGTGCTTGTAGGCCCTTGTGTGCCCAATAACTACTCCGTCAGTGATGCACTGCTCAAGCAACTGGGTAAATTTTGGTCTCATGTTTTCTCCTCAAGGGTTAGGCCCCACACTTTGTACCCGGCGCAGTCGGTTGTGTGGAACAGTCCGTCTGTGCCAAGTGCGTTCTGGTGCAGTGCGTGTGCTGTTGGGTGTTTTTCATGGCAAGGAAACCCGCCAGACTCTTTTATGGTTCCGTACATCTGCCGCACTAAATATCTGTGCAACTCAGGCGTCGTTGGTTTGCATGGGCACATCGTACATACCTTCATGTGTTCTTCTCCTTGAGTTTGGCTTCGATGGCTCGGGCAGCGTCTTCCCAAAATGGTTTACGCAATCCTTCAGCAACTTCTTCGTCCGTCAGCCCAACCCATGTGCGCTGTGCTGCGTGTTGGGTGGTGTAAAGAGGCGTTGATGTAACTGGATAGCTCTTAGAAAAGTCCACCCCCGGTTTACCAAATGGGTGTTTTCGTTTTTGCGTGATCGAAACAATCCCTTTGCCGTTGGCCTTGATGCCTTCAGTGTTGTCCATTACGTGCATCCACGCCACAGGCTCTTGCACAGGTGCTGGCTGTGCTGGTGGGTTGTTTAGTGCAGCAATTGCGGCGTTCCACCCACGGTTGAACAACGTCACTTCCATAGAATCGCAATCGCGTTCTGGTTTTTTACTCGGCGTCATTTTTGTCCCTTCCCCCGGCCATGTAGCCAACTATAAAAATGAAAATTGCCACAAAAAGAAAATAGGCGATACGGTCATCCGTGCAACTCATGTGTTCTCCTTATTTTCTACAGACTGCATAGGTACTGCTGCGGGTGGGGTGGTGGCGATCCAGAAAGGTGGCTGTTTACCCTCCAGCAAATAACGCACTTCAGCCAGAACCAGATCAACATCAGTAGGGTCGGCGGGGATGCGGCGCGGCGCGTGTCCGTCCTGAATGCGTTGCTCTGCTGCCTTGATGCGGTCAATCAAACCATCAGGCCACGCCACAGGCTCCTGCTGCGGTTGTGACTTTGTTCCCCTCAGTCTTAATCTCCCGGGGCCAGACGCAAGCGTGTATGCGTCTATGATTTGGCGCAGGGATGTGGTGGCATCAAGTTCGGCTTGCAAGTCAGGTGCTGCGGGTGGGGTGGTGTAGAGGGGCGTTGCGTCATCCCAGCATTTTGATTCGTAATAGATGCGAATTCCGTCTTCATCCCTGTACCACGCCACAGGCTCCTGCACAGGTGCTGGCTGCGGATTGATGTCACCAGTTGCCATGTACCGATCAAGCTGCCCCTTTGTTACATCGCCATATTGCCGAAGGTGATAGACAGGCTCCTGCACAGGTGTTGAACGGGCTTGCTTAATGGCTGTGATGGCTTTGTCAACCTTTGCTTGACTGAAATATTGGTAGCTGCCTTCGCTTCCATATACCTGATCGCAAGACTCCAACGCCGCCAGCGCCAAGTCGAGTGCATCGTCTTTGGTCATTTGGTTTCTCCTCTTGCTCGGATGGTGTCGCGCAAACTTATGCAAATGTCAGCGCCATCCCGGTCGTTATGGCAAACAAGAATGCCAGCCAATTCATCACACAACTTTGCACACGCCTCACGCTCATCGGCACGAACAAGGGCTTCAAAACGTTTGAGGTGTTCCATGCTATCCCTTGAAGTGTTTACAAGCATTCCAGCTTCACGGGCCATCTTTATTGCGTCTCTCATTTCTTCTCCCTCAAGCATGAGCATGTATACCCACTTGAGTCGTAGCCCAAACCCAAGCAGTAAGGACAATGCTCGTCCACGACAGCGCGTGGCACAGGGGCGAACCAGCGCTTGATCCAGTTGATGATGGCCGTCATGCTTGCCCCCTTGCGCGGATGGCGTCAGCAAGATCAGCCGGATGCGTGGACTTGTCAGCGGCATCGCACACCTTTGCGCACTCCTCGCGCTCCGCTTGTATGGCCCTTTGCCATGTGCGCAGGAACACGCTCAACTCTTCAGGGGTTGGCTCCCCCAACATCTCGCTGATCTCCAGCCAAGTGACTTTCATTTCTTCGTTCATGTCACGCTCCGAAAATGTTGCGCAGTTCTGAGTACACAGCCATTGCTTGACGCACCGTGAGCTTGTCGATGACATCGCTAGTCTCCCAAGGCCTCTCTACTGGCGTGGTGTGCAGCGCTGTGGTCATTTGCGTTGCTGGCAACGAAGCAATACCCATACGTGGCACAGGGGGAATGACTTCCCCGGTGCGGGTGTTGACTATCGTGACTCTCTTGCGCTCGGGCATGGGTGCGGGGGCTTGCTGGACTTTCTTGGTCGAGGATGCTTTGATCGGTGTGTACTCGTTGGCGTTGGCGTACAGCAGTTTGTTGGTCTCCCTCAGCATCCCTTGCCGCAGCATTTGCCCAAGCAGTGAGGACACGGACTTGTTGTTGAACCCTTGCTTGGCCAACTCTTTGCCCACCTCTGTGCGTGTCATGGCGGGGTTGTTGCGCACGAAGTCGAACGTAACGCGAGTCACGTTGTTGGTGGTCTGAAAGTATTGTTTGGGCACGGCTTGCTCCTTGGGTGGTTGAATTGTTTGCTGGGCTTCATCATCTGCGGCCCATGCGTTGACTGTTTGTGCAAGCGCTTTCTCCAGCGCGGTCTTGATGTCTGGCATTGCTTTCTCCTTTGGTTACTTTAAGCGGCGAATAAACGGTGCGAATGGTGGTTCCTCTACTACCGGGGGTGGAGGCGGCGTAGCACGGCCCTCAGAGGGCGGCGTCCAGCCATACTTGCGCCATGTGGCTTGCACATCTGCGCCTGACGTCCACTTGAAGTCGGGATGACCTACCGGAACGAACGGTACTGTTTTGATTTCACTCATAGTTTTCTCCTTGGGTTTTCTCAGTTGCCTTTGACGCAGAGCACTTGCTTGAGCGTGTGCACCACTTCAACGAGATCGGTTTGGTTGGCCATCACTTGGTCGATGTCTTTGTACGATGCGGGGATTTCGTCGATGACTCCTTCATCTTTGCGGCATTCAACTCCCTCTGTTTGAGCAATGAGGTCAGTAAGGGAGAAGCGGCGCTTGGCTTCGGCTCTCGACATAACTCGTCCTGCACCATGCGAACAAGAGCAGTAGGAGCTAACATCACCTTTGCCTCGGACGATGTAAGACCGCTGTCCCATACTTCCCGGAATAATTCCAAGATCGCCTTCTCGGGCACGGATTGCCCCTTTGCGTGTGACCCACATGTTGCGTCCGAAGTGGTGTTCTTTTTCGACATAGTTGTGGTGGCAGTTGATTGCTTCCTGTGTGATGGTGAACGCAGGCATCATCCCGCGCATCGCTTCGATAACTTGAATCATCATGCGGCGGCGGTTCTCAAGCGCGTAGTTCTGCGCCCATCCCACTGCGTACATGTATGCGTCAAAGTCGTCTGTGTCCTCGGGGAAGTACGCGAGGTTGTCATCGGGCAACGTGATAAAGAACTGCTCCATCTGGCGCTTGGCCTTGGCGATGTAGTGTGTGCCGATCATGTTGCCGATGCCGCGTGATCCGGAGTGAAGCATGATCCACACATCTTGGCTCTCGTCGATGCACACCTCAATGAAGTGGTTGCCTGACCCGAGTGAGCCGATCTGTGATGCGGCCTTGGCGTGGAACTTGTCGTAGTCGCCTTTGTACAGCGGCTCAACAACGGTGCGCAAAAGCTCGGGAGTCACGCTTCCAATGTCTGTGCTGTCATCGTGCGCACCCCCCACACCTAGAGGCACACGGCGCTCGATCTCGTCACGCAAAGGCTTGAGATTGTCGGGCAGATCACTGGCCTTCAGAGACAGGCGCACAGCGTTCATGCCGCACCCAATATCGACACCCACAGCGGCGGGGATAACGGCCTTCTCCGTGGCAATGACCGTGCCCACAGTCGAGCCGATGCCAGCGTGAACGTCAGGCATACAGGCCACGCCATTGGCGTTGATGAATGGTAGCCGCGCCAAGTTCTTGAGTTGCGTCAAAGCGGAGGCTTCGACGTCGTCCGTCCATACTTTGATGGGGCGTGCGCCCTCATCTTGCATTACTTGTTTCATAGTTTTCTCCTTGGAATGGTGATTATTTGTCGAGCGTTAGACATTTGTCAACACCAATTTGCAATTCTTTTTTAAGTTCTGCAATCTGGTAGTCGAGGCTTCGCCTCTTGCGCCATGCTTGGTCTTCGTTTTGCAGGTCAGACGGGCAGTTACGCACAGCGTGAGCCGGTCTTGCGTAGCGGTTGCAATCAGCGATGGCTTCGTCCAGTTTGGCTTGCAAGTCAGAAAGAGTTTGTTGATAGGGAAGTCCGGTCATGTCAGCTCCTTGGGCACAGCAACGTCATCGCCCAGCTTGCTGGCGACATAACAGCGCATCGCAGCGATCAGGTAAGTCGGGCCGTGTTGAATGTGCGTACACCCTCTGTCACAAGCCATCCATTCAAGCCCAGCAACGGGCGATCCCTCGGATACAGTGATGGCTTCACGCTCAATAATCGGCCCACCTTGCGCCCAGTTGGTTGAAGGAGAAAAGGTGACGCCAATATCTTGCAAGCCCTGCGATTCGTAGACCCGCTTTGTTAGTGGATTGAAACAAGGGGAGCCATATCTGTATCGCAGGTTATCGTATATACACTTTGCCACCGCCCAATCAAGGGCGGCACCTGTCAATTCTGATGTTTTCATAGTCACTCCAAGTAAAGGTACACGGCCATGAAGATGGCCAACAGTAGGAAGATCACGCGCTCTGCTTTGTCGCTGACGATCTCGATGTGGGTGGGGATGCCCCTTGCGGGGCCTGTGTATCGTTTCATGCTTTCTCCTTGGGTTAACTTATGCGGCGTAAGAGTGGTCAAAGATCGTTGCAAGCACGGCCGTGGGGTCGTACGTTGCGCTGTTCTTGAGCGCCTCGGTAAGCACAGCCTCGTTGATCTTGTTGCGGTCGATCAGGCGCTCGGCCATCTCTGGGTCTTCGGGCCACACGGACTCACACATCAGCTCGATGAGCCACTGCTTACTGCCAGCCTGTGCGTCATACAGCGCCTCTTGCAACTCGATGGTGTACGAGTCGTAGTCGTAGTCGTCATCGCTGAGGTGATGCCATGCAGAGTTGACACCCGTCAAGGCCGAGGTGTACCACGATGAGTAGTCGATGTGCTCGACCACCGCAGGGTCACGGTCAGTAGGCAGGCTGTCCCAGTCGATGAGCGCCACACGATCCGCCAGTGCTTGGAAGTGGACGATGTCGAGCGACTCCTTGTCGCTGTGCTCAGAGTAGTAACCCACGCTGATGTTGGTGCACTCGGGTATGACCTCGATGAACTCGGCCGTGTCTGTGTACACACCTGAGTTGTCGGGCAGGTACATCAGGGTATCGTCGGCGTTGAGCGCGGCGCTGAGAGCATCGGCAAACGCATCGGAACAGCAACGCCCACGACCTTGGTGCGTGATGACACTGTCGATACCCCTGCGGTCAAAGGCAATAGCGCGGTCGAACTCAGAGAGAAGTTCTCCCTGTGTCTTGGCGATGTGTGTCGCACCGATACCGCCGCACTCCTCGCCTTGCGTGAAGATGTAGTAGGCATCAACGCCAGCGTGTAGCAGGTGCATGAGCATCGCCACACCCGCGCCATCGTCAGCACCCAGCGCGGCACCGTCAGCGTACCAGTGCGTGCTGGTCTGCTTGATCTTGTTGGGGCCTTCCTTGCGGTGCACAGTATCGACGTGCGCAACGAACAGCGTCCGGTTGGTGTCGCTGATGCGTGTGTCAACGTGCAGGTTACCTGCCGCATCGCGGTGCGTCTTGGCATACAACGGCGCACGTTCTTCCAGCCAGTCAGTCAGGCGCTTGGTTCCCTCGCTGTCATGTGGGCGCATCATTGAGAGCGCACGGGCAAGGGTCTTGTACAGGATGGTTGATTTGTTCATGGATGTTTCTCCTTCAAAATGTGGGCATAACAAATGGGGTAGGCTCGGCCTCGACCGCTGTCTCGGCCTCATCCTCGTCATCCTCGTCATCCGCGTCTGGCTCAGGTGCATGGTCAGGGTGGTACAGCTCGCCGTCAACTATTACGTTGTCCTCGTCGTCGGTGTACCAGTTGCCTGACTCAGTGCACTGCCAGCAGTCCTCGGTCAGCGCGTACTGCTGGGTGTCATCGGCGTAGCAGATGTCGTCATCGTCAACGTGGTAGTACGCATCAGCGGAGTCGATGAACACCGCGTTGTCCATGTGCGCGTACTCGCCGTTGGCTAACTCAACGATGCTGTTGTCAGACAGGTAATTGCAGTGGTAGTAAGAATCTTGTGACCCAACATACACAGCGTCGTCGTTGTGCACATGGTACTCATGCCTGTTGCGGCCAGATACCAGTGTGTAGTTGTCGATACAGCACGGGCCGACATGCCTGTCACCGTGGTAGCCGATAGAGTAGCTGTCGTCATCGTCCATGCCTTGGCCGCAGTCATCGCAGGTACAGGTGTAGCCGTTGAGCATACCGCTGGTACTGCACGCCTCCCACCCGTCGTAGCTTGAGATGGTAAAGGTGTCAGTGCTCACGTCCTCGTCAACGTGCTGACAGTTGCCGTCGATGTACGGCATCAAGTACCCGCCCTGTCGAAGCGGATAGCGCTTGATGCGTGCTTCGCTAGGCCAGCCGCGCCACTTGGCATAACCCAAGCCCTGCAACATAGCCTCGATGGACTCGTCAGCACCTGAGTGCGAACTGTACTCACGCTCACGTTTGTATGAACGTACAAACCCTTTGGTCTCCCCGTCACCGTCCTCGAACACAAGGCAACGACCTAGCACCATACCGTCAGTGTCAGTACGCACAGCCATACCCCAGCCAAGCGATGGGTCATACACAGCGTAGGGATGGCGCTCCACCCTGTCGTCGCACGCGATGTCGAAGCTCGGACTCATACACGAGCGAGGCCCGTGGATCACAGCGTGGACCATCTTGTCCATGTCCTTGGTGATGTCAGTCGTGCCGCCATAGGTGTACTGCGCAACCACGTCACGGATAAGGTTGGATGGTGCGTCAGGGAAGTGACGCGTCAGGTACTTACCGATGGTAGTCACGACAGCTTTGGCATCGCTGTCCCCGTTGTGCATAGCTGACTTCTCGTCGCGTGTATAGGCTAGGCGGTTTGGGTCAGTGATGGACTTGTGTGGCCACTCAAGCAACAGTTGATGCCAGTCATCTGCACGATACTGGTGCTCGGTCATCATCTTGTACACAGCAGGGTGCAGTTGGTGCCGCTGGCGCTGTTGGTTGAACCACTCGCGCCCCTGCACAACTGTCTCGTACTCTCCCGCGCGGATGCGTCTGAACACGCCATCCGATACGATGCGTGCGGCTTGCATGAACACATAGTCCATGAACTGGTGTGCTTCGTGTAGGCTTTTCCATGTAGGCATTTTGCTTTCTCCTTAGTTTCAAGTTTGGAATGATGGGTATACCGGTATGGTCGCCACCCATCAAGGCGTCAGAGAGAAACTCTCTCTTGATTACTTGCGTGCTTTCTTCTTGGGCAGTGTGAACGTGCCGAGCCACTGCGTACCCTTGACCATCGGCTGGTACATGGCGATCTCGTATGGGTCTGTGTGCTTACAGGGCACAAGGAACAGGTTGTAGGTGTAGCCGTCCTTCTCCATCAGGTCGAGCAGTGCAGGCAGGTCACGCTCCTCGTTGGTTGTAGCCCATTGCGCTACGCTGGAAGCGTAGAAGTGGGAGTGGTTCTCTGTCATGTCATTCTCCTTGGTTTATTTCATACAGGCGGTGCTGGCGGTAGAACTTGCAGAACAAGTCATCGAACGCAGAGAGAAGTTTCTCTCTGTTGGTGCTGTCCGCTACGTAGAACGCCCTTGCGATGTGCCCTGCGAAGCTCCCACCTTGGGACTCCATCAGTCGTGCCGCACTGAGCAGCATGTCACGGTCTAAGTCCATTGCTTTCATTTGCTTTCTCCTTGGTTAAGTAACTTGTCACGCCATGCGTTGAGGTCAGAGAGAACTTTCTCTCTCGTGCCTTTGTAGCCCATCATCTTGAGCGTTGAGTAGGCCGTTGGCCCACGGGATTTGCTCAGCCCCTTGAGTTCTAGCTTGAGCATCTGGCGCAGTGTCAAGAGGCGAGCCGCCTCGATCTGCGATCCGGTCAGTGTTGTCATGGATGTTTCTCCTTGCCGCCCTGCTTGAGGTAGGCTCGACCATGCGGGCGGCGTTGCATGGCCAAGCGGTTAAAGAGAGTTGTTGATAGGGAGAGAGAACTTCTCTCTGGGTTATTTGATGAGGTTGAGTAGGCCTGTCCATCGGGCAGGCAGGGGCATCGTTGGCTTGAGGTTGTCCATCGCAAGGTAGGCGCGTTGCAAGTCCATATCTCGGGCGTCGAGTTCGGCAATAAGCTCGGGGGCTGTTGCAAAAAGGCGCTCTTGGTCGATCTCGTCCTGCGCTTTCTTCATCTGGCCCACAAGGAACGCACGCTGTATGACGTGGACATTGGGGGATACGCGGCGCTCGAACGGCACCTTTCTTTTACCTCTGACCGGATCGGGGACTGCATTAAACAGATCACGCACAAGGCGTTTGCTTTTGTCGCTGACGTAGTCTGCCCAATGTTCCCCGTTGTTGGGGATGGTGCGGCCAGTCTCCTCCTTGATGAAGGCCACGAACTGGCCCGGCGCAAACTCGCCTGCCTTTTGTAGCTTGACCAGCTTTGCGATCACCTCAACGAGCACGTCCTCGTAGGCCGACAGCGCCTTGTACTTGGCCGCTGTCCCTGCGTTACCAAACTCAGCGGCTACTTGGCGTTTGGCTTGGGACTTCATGGTGCGTACGCCGCCCAGCTCCATCCTTGCGGAAGACAGGATGTCGTCCCACAGTTGATGCGCCACGGTGGCCTTGATTTTCAGCTTGCGTTGCCGAGCCTTGGCCAGCTTCACGGCCTGCAAGATGTCACGCATCACGGGCACAGGGTACTTGTGCTCGGTCAGGTGGCGCTCCAAACGAGGCGCACTCATGGCCAACCAAGCGGGTTGGAGGACTTCTTCCATACTTTTACTCCTTAAAATTACGAATTGTACAGGGGCTGTCCGGACTGTCCTAATTCTTTTACACATTAACGGTGGTTCATGGACGGGGCTTTGCCCCTCTGCAAGCCGCATGAACACAGGGTTCTTTGCTTTCGAGGGGGGCAGGTGTCCACTTATTCTTGCCAAAATAAAAAGAGAACACGCTTCACCTTTAATTTTATATATGTGTGTATGTGTGTGGATCTGTACGAACATATAAAAATTCATCTTCTTCTCTATATCTATATAAATATATATAGAAAGAGAGGACAGTTTTGAGCGGAGCCACGCAACCATGCGGGTTGCAGGCAGTCCACGCTTTGCTTTCATGTGTAAAAGTAAATGGACAGTCCGGACAGTGGTTTTTTAACAACACTTTGAGGGCCAGAGAGAAGTTCTCTCTCAAAAGTTGGGGAAGGCTTGCTGTTGCCTGATGTTGACCTCATGCCACATCTGTGCGACGGAGGCGCAGGGGATGCTGATGGTGGTGCCTACCTTGCTCACGAGGTGGATGGTGTAGGTGGGGTCTTTCTTGCCCAGTGGGTAGTAGGTTTGAGCGCACCAGAGTGCGCCTGCTTGGTCACGCCACTGTGTGACGGTTTCGAGGGCGGGTTGCTTGTTGTTACGCATGGCTGTCTCCTTCAGTTGGTGTGGTGGATGCGGACATAGCGGGCCATGGCTTTGAGCATGACCTTTTGGGGGACGCAATACTTGATTGCGATGAATTTGGCTACCAAGGGCAAGTACGTGGGGGAGATGCGCTTGAGTTGGTCGTGCAGTTCGTGGATGATGCGCTTGGCATCACGGGTGACAAGGTTGTTCATGGAAGTTTCTCCGATTGGTTTTGGCTATGAAGTCGCCGCCGTGATTGGCGAAGCCAGTGGCGGTTAGACACGGGGAGGAACAACGGGCCAGCCACGCCCGTTGAATTCGAGAGAGAAAATCTCTCTGAGAATCATTCGCATTTACAGGGAACGCAGAACGATCAGGGCTTGCTTGAGTTGGGCCTCAAGGGAGTCGCCCTCGAAGTTGGCCAAGAAGTCCATCGCCGCCGCCGTGTGCACCTTGCTGATGCGCTGTTGCGCCGCAGGCTTGGCCTTGGCTTTGACCGGACGCACAACGTAGTAGCGGAAGTCACTCGAAGCGCGGTCAATGGCCTTGACTGCCTCTGGCTTTGCACCAGCGCCTTTGCCCAGAGAGAACATTCTCTCTGGGTTGCTCACGCCTTGGCCCTCAAGGTGGCCAAGCATCCACTCTTTGCGCAGTGCGCCTTGTTGCGTAGGGGTTGCGCTGGTGTAAGCCTTGTGGAAGGCGTCAGCCGCATCACGTAGGGCTGTTGTGTGGTTGCCGACATTGGTTGCGAATTGCTTGATGGATAAAGACATGGAAGTTTCTCCTTGGGTTGATGTATCGGCTGGGCTGATTCCCTAACCGATGCCTCTATTGTATGGAAGGGGGTGTTTCTAAGCATTACTGGCAGGGCCAAAGCTAGTACGGAAGACCCCACCGTACCCCCACCAAGCCTTGTATGTGACGACAGCCCCGGTCCGCATGAACACTGTTTCACTCCCGCTCCCACCACTTTGTAAAAACTTAGACAACCACCCCCCTGTACAAAACCACACCCCCTCTAAAAAATTTTATAAAAATTTCAAAAAACTCGGGGCGTAAAAAAACCCCCCGCGTTGCCGTGGGGGGTTAAGGGGTCTCTCAACCCAAGGAGAAGCAAAGGACCAACCGAAGTTGCACCCAAGCCGGAAGTGAGTATATACTCTGCACATCGGGACAGCAACCCGCAACTCTTTGGAGGGTAGGCAACAGAATGTTGCTGGGCCTCCGTCAGGACCAAATGTTAGACCACCTCCTTGACTTCGACCCTGAAGTCCTGCCCAAATCTCAAGCGCCCGCCCCGGCGGAGAAGGTTGCGCCTGTTGAGCTGCTCAACGGCAAGATCAGTACAAACGACTGGTTGAAAGAAATGGGTGTCCCAGACGCTGAGACCGCGGTCTCTGAGTTGGAAAAGAAGCAGGCCCGGGAAACTTTCTCCGCGCTGACAACCGCATCCGCCATAAAAGAACAGCACGCCTTGATCTCCTCGATTGAGACGCCCGAGGCCGTGAAGCACCTTGTGGGAATGCTGACGGCCTATGACTGGGAGTTTGTAAGCCAAGCGAAAGAATTGCGCGGGTATGCGGTGGCCAAGATTTTGGAAGAGTGTGAGAGCCCCAACGCCAACATCCGGCTCAAAGCGCTGGGCCTTTTGGGCAAGGTCACCGAGATCGGGCTGTTCACAGAGAAGATTGAGGTCAAGAAGACTGACATGACCGAGGCCGAGATCGACCAGCGCCTGAAAGAGAAGCTGGCCAAGTTCATGGATGTGTCCGACGCCGACGTTACGGACCTTGTGGACATCACAGACGTCACCCCAACCCCCGCCCCTGATGACGACCAACCCACCACTGACGCCTGAGCAAGCCTCTGCGCTGTTCAAGAACCTCGGCAAGCTGACAGCGACCGAGAAGTTGGAGGCGTTGGAGCTTTTGGACAAGGCGCAGGAGCACAAGCAGAAGAATTTGGCCCGCTCGGACATGATCGAGTTCGCCAAGGCGATGTATCCGGGCTTCAAAATCGGGCCGCACCACAGGAAACTGGCCAAAATCTTTGCAGAAGTGATCGCCGGGACCAAAAAACGGGTCATCATCAACATTGCGCCGCGTATGGGTAAGTCTGAGTTCAGCTCTTACCTGTTCCCGGCGTTCTTTTTGGGCAATTTCCCCGAGAAGAAGATCATCATGGGCACGCACACGGCCGGTTTGTCGGAAGACTTCGGCCGCAGGGTGCGAAACCTACTGGAAGACGACGACTACCATGGACTTTTCCCCCAAACGCTGGTTGCTGCTGACCAAAAGGCGGCTGGTAAGTGGTCTACAAGCGCTGGCGGTCAGTACTATGCTGCTGGTGTCGGCGGTGCTCTTGCTGGTCGTGGTGCTGATCTGTTCGTTATTGACGATCCTCACTCGGAGCAGGACGTTAAGGCCAACTCACGGCTGGCTTTCGACACTGCATGGTCTTGGTTCCAAACAGGCCCGCTCCAGCGACTGATGCCGGGCGGTGCGATCATCATCGTGATGACGCGCTGGGGCAAACTGGACCTGACTGGACGCCTGATTGACTACCAGTCGAAGAACCCCAACGCCGAGCCGTGGGAGATCGTGGAGCTTCCGGCCATCCTCAACGAGGACATGCCCAACGAGAAGTCGCTCTGGCCAGAGCAGTGGCCGCTGGCCACCCTCAAGGCTACCAAGGCCAGCATTGACCCCCAGTACTGGAACGCCCAGTACATGCAGCAGCCCACCAGCAACAGCGCAGCCATCATCTCGCGCAAGTCTTGGAGGGTGTGGACCCGTGACGAGCCGCCCCGGTGCGACTTCGTCATCCAGAGCTGGGACACGGCATTTGAGACCAGCAACACGGCCGACTACTCTGCGTGCACAACGTGGGGGGTGTTCTACAACGAGGAAGAGAACGACAAGCCGCAGGTGATCTTGCTGGACGCGTTCAAAGACCGGATGGCCTTCCCCGAGCTCAAGGTGATCGCACTCAAGCACTACAAAGAGTGGGAGCCTGACGCGTTCATCGTGGAGAAGAAAGCGGCCGGAGCGCCGCTGATCCAAGAGCTGCGGGCCATGGGCATCCCGGTCGACGAGTTCAGCCCCAGCCGGGGCAACGATAAAATTGTGCGGCTTAACGCGGTGTCGGACCTGTTTGCCTCTGGCTCGGTCTGGGCACCAGACACGCGGTGGGCACGCGAGGTGATCGAGGAAGTTGCATCCTTTCCCAACGGGGAGAACGACGACTACGTTGACACCACATCTCAGGCGCTGTTACGCTTTCGCCGGGGCGGCTTCATACCGCTTGAAACCGACGAGCAAGAAGAGCGCTTTTACCAAGCCCGCCGGGCTGCGTACTATTAAGAAAGAGTTACATCATGGCAACGAACATTGACAAGGCGCTGTTCCAGCAGCCCACGGGCATCGCGGCGGCGGCAGCCGAAGCTGAGGAGCCAATTGAGATTGAGATTGTTGACCCTGAAGCCGTGCGCATTGACATGGGCGACTTGGAGATCGAGATGCGCGAAGCCGAGCCGTCGGCCGACGACTTTGATGCCAACTTGGCCGAGTACATGACCGACGGGGCCATGAGCACCATGGCTGGTGATCTGGCGGGCGACATCGACAACGACCGCAACAGCCGCAAGGACTGGGAGAAAGCCTACACGGAAGGCCTGAAACTGCTGGGCTTGCAGATCGAGGAGCGCACAGAGCCGTGGAACGGCGCATCGGGCGTGTTCCACCCGATGATTACTGAGGCCGTTGTAAGGTTCCAGTCAGAGACAATCACCGAGACGTTCCCGGCCAAGGGCCCTGTGCGCACAAAGATCGTGGGCAAGGAGACGCCAGAGAAGAAAGCCGCGGCTTCCCGTGTGGAAGAGGACATGAACTTCCAGCTCACCGAGAACATGCACGAGTTCCGGCCTGAGCACGAGCGCATGCTGTGGAGCCTCCCGGCCACCGGTTCAGCGTTCAAGAAGGTCTACTTTGACCCCAGCTTGGCGCGTCAGGTGTCGATCTTTATCCCCGCCGAGGACATCTTGCTGCCCTACGGCACCTCCGACATCCAGACTTGCTACCGCGTCACGCACCAGATGCGCAAGACGAAAAACGAGATCGTCAAGCTCCAGCAAGCCGGGTTCTACCTCGACGTGGACATCGGGGAGCCGGACAAAGCGATCAGTGAGATCAACAAAGCCAAGGACAAAGAGACCGGGTTCAGTGACCTGAACGACGAGCGCTTCACGCTGTACGAGTGCCACGTGGACTTGGACCTCAAAGGCTTTGAGGACGAGGATGAGGATGGTGAGCCCACAGGCATCGCGCTGCCTTACGTGGTGACGTTCATCCGTGGCACAAACACCGTGCTGTCCATCCGCCGCAACTGGCGCGAGGACGACGAGCTCAAACTCAAGCGCCAGCACTTCGTGCACTACCAGTACATCCCCGGCTTCGGTGCGTACGGCTTCGGTCTGTTCCACCTGATCGGCGGGTTTGCCAAGTCGGCCACCAGCTTGATGCGCCAGTTGATCGACGCTGGCACATTGAGCAACTTGCCCGGTGGTTTGAAGTCCCGTGGCCTGCGCATCAAGGGCGACGACACACCGATTGCTCCGGGCGAGTTCCGCGACGTGGACGTGGGCTCGGGCACGATCCGCGACAACATCTTACCGCTGCCTTACAAAGAGCCAAGTCAAGTTCTGATGGCGTTGCTGGGCAACGTGGTGGAAGAGGGGCGTCGTTTTGCCGCAACAGCGGACATGAAGATCAGCGACATGGGCGCGAATGCGCCTGTGGGCTCCACGCTGGCACTGCTGGAGCGCCAGTTGAAAGTCATGACGGCCGTCCAAGCCCGAGTGCACTTTGCCCTGAAGCAAGAGCTGCAACTGCTGGCTACCATCATCCGCGACTACACGGACGACGAGTACACCTACGAGCCCGACGGCGAAGAGGGCCCCAAGGCCAAGGCGGCGGACTACCGTCACGTGGACGTGTTGCCCGTGAGCGACCCCAACGCAGCGACTCTCAGCCAGCGCGTGGTTCAGTACCAAGCCGTCATCCAGATGGCGCAGATGGCTCCGGACATTTACGACCTGCCGCAGTTGCACCGCGGCATGCTGGAGGTGCTGGGTATCAAGCATGCGGACAAGCTCGTGCCGCTGGAGGAGGACTTGAAACCCACCGACCCGGTCACCGAGAACCAGCACGTGCTCAAGGGCGAGCCTGTCAAGGCGTTCCTGCACCAAGACCACCAGTCGCACATTCAGGTGCACATGTCAATGTTGCAGAACCCCACCATCATGCAGCTGATTGGCCAGAACCCACGGGCTCCGATGATCCAAGCGGCGTTGACGGCACACGTGGCCGAGCACGTTGGCTTCATGATGCGCCAGCAAGTCGAGCAACAACTGGGCCTGCCACTGCCGCCCGAAGGCGAGCAGCTGCCACCGAACGTGGAGATCGCACTGTCGGCCATGATGGCGCAGGCTTCCCAGCAGGTGCTCATGCAAGACCAAGCCAAGGCCGCTCAGCAGCAAGCCCAGCAGCAACAGCAAGACCCCGTTGTCCAGATGCAGATGCAAGAGTTGCAGCTCAAGGCCAAAGAGGTCGAGCTCAAGGAAAAGAAAATCCTTGTGGACGCTGCCATTGCCGCCGACAAGCAAGAGCTGGAAGAGCAAAAAGTCTCTGGCAATCTGGAGCTGGAAGCCCTGCGCGTGGGGGCCCAGATCAACGAGAGCAAGAACAAAGCTCAGTTTGAACAAGAACGTGACGGCATCAAGCTCGGTGTCGACATCGCAAAGAGCAAAGCCCAGCAGCTTCAGCAGGCCATGGCCGCAGCCTCCCAAAGCGGTAAACAGGAGAAAAAACCTAAATGATCCAAGACTTCGCACGCGTATTGCGCGAAAAAATACGCACCGACATGAACAACTACGCCGATGACATGGCTGGTGGGGCATGCCGCAACTATGACGATTACCAAAAACTCTGCGGAATCATTCAGGGTCTTGCGACCGCAGAGCGTTATCTCCTAGACCTTGCAGAGAAAGTTGAGCAATCAGATGAGTGAAATCATTCTGCCTCCGGGCATTACCCTGCCTGCCCACATCCAGCCCCTCGACACCCCAGACGAGACGGCGGACAGCGAAACCAAAGCATCGGCGCTGCCTATCCCCACGGGATACAAGCTGCTGTGCATCGTGCCCGAGGTCGATGAAAAGATCGCCGGTACGAGCCTCGACCTCGTTCGAGATGCGGCGACCATGCGAGCCGAAGAACATGCCACAACCGTGTTGTTCGTCATGCGGGTCGGACCAGACGCGTACAAAGACACCGCCAAGTTCCCATCAGGTGCATGGTGCAAGGAAGGTGATTTTGTTCTCGTGCGTACCTACACCGGTACGCGATTCAAGGTGTTTGGTAAAGAGTTCAGGGTGCTGAACGACGACCAAATTGAGTGTGTTGTGCAAGACCCTCGCGGTTATACCCGCGCATGAAGGAGTAAAAATGGCTGAACCGTACAAGTTCCCCGACGAGATCGAGGACACTTCAATCGAGGTGACTACCGAAAGCGACGTTGAAGTCGAGATCGTTGATGACACCCCCGCGCAAGACAGAGGCCGCAAGCCTTTGGACCGCGAAGTGGCGGATCCCACGGAGGAAGAGATCGAGAATTACTCCGACAACGTCAAAAAGCGTATCAAGGACCTGACACACGCTCGCCACGACGAGCGCCGTGCCAAAGAGGCCCTGCTGCGTGAGAAAGAAGAGCTGGAGCGTCTTGCACAGCACATGCTGGCGGAGAACAACAGGCTCAAACAGACCGTGAATACGGGCAATGAGCAGTATGTGGCTTCCGTCAAGCAGATTGCAGACTCAGATGTCGAAAAAGCCCGCCGCGCTTTGAAAGAAGCGCAAGAGTCTTTTGACAACGAGGCCATCGCCACCGCATCAGAAGCATTGATGGATGCCAAGATGCGGGCGGAAAGTGTAAAAAATTATCGCCCCACCCCTTTACAGGTGGAAGAAACTGTTGTACAAACACGTCAACAGCAAGACAAAACGTCCCAAGTCGATGAAAAGACGCTGCGCTGGCAGGCAAAAAACCAGTGGTTTGGGGCTGACGGTTTTGAGGAACACACCAGCTTTGCACTAGGGCTGCACCAAAAACTAGTGAATTCGGGACTCGACCCCCGCTCTGACGAATACTTCGAGAGAATCGACTCTCGCATGAAGTCAACATTCCCGGACGTGTTCGGAAATGAAGACCGGCCAAAATCCGGCGATGGCTCCCGACGACCTGCTTCTGTCGTGGCACCGGCGACTCGTTCGACTGGAGCTCGAAAAGTTCAACTAACCCCTACGCAAGTTGCGTTGGCAAAAAAGTACGGACTGACCCCGCAGCAATATGCTGTTGAAGTAGCAAAACTGGAGAAATCGAATGGCTGAAACAATTAACCGGAATCCCCGTACCCTTGAGGCACGCGATAAAACGACTCGTTATGTGTATACACCTGCGAGTGCACTGCCTGATCCTACCCCTGAACCCGGTATGGTGTATCGCTGGATTGCGACACACGTACTTGGCGAAGCACAAAACACGAACGTGTCTACCAAGATGCGTGAAGGTTGGGAACCGGTCAAAGCAGTCGACCATCCGGAACTGATGCTGGAGGGTAATGCGAAAACTGGCAACGTCGAACTCGGCGGTCTCATGCTCTGCAAGATGCCCCGTGAACGTGCGCAAGCCCGTGATGAGTATTACGCCAAACAAGCTCAGGCCCAGATGGAATCTGTTGATAACAGTTTCATGCGAAACAATGACCCCCGCATGCCACTCTTCGCTGACCGCAAGTCAACGACCAGTCGCGGTGGCGGTTTTGGTTCTGGTTCAAAGTAACAAGGAGTCCTTAAATGGCAACTACAGCTTCCGCTTACGGGCTGCGCCCCGTAAATCGTATCGACGGCATGCCTTATGCTGGCGCTACTTCTCAGTTCTTGGTTGATCCAGCAGGTCTGGCATCCAATCTGTTCTTCGGCCAAGTCGTTATTCTTAACGCCGCTGGCTACGTTGCTCTGTCAACCGCTACTGGCGCTGACTTGACTACCAACAACCTTGGTGGTTCGAGTCTGGGTGCTCTCGGCGTGTTTGTCGGATGCTCTTACATCAACGCTCAAGGTCAGCAAATCTACGGCCAGTACTACCCCTCCGGCACAACCGGCGTGGTAACTGCATACGTGGTTACTGATGACAGCGTGACTTTCCAAGCTCAACTGGACGGCGCTGCTGACCAGTCGGACCTCGGTGCAAACACTTTCTTCGCAGCCGTTCAGAGCACCAGCACTGGTTCTACCCAGACTGGTAACTCGACCAGCGCGTTGGAGTCCACCACCCAGACCGCTGCTGCCGCGTTCAAAATCATCGGCTTTGCATCCCCTGTGACTGACGCTTACCCAGACGTTCTGGTTAAGTTCAATCCCGGCGCACACGCCTTCTCTAACGCCGTCGGCATCTAAGGAGCTAAACCATGGCTATTTCACGCGCACAACTGCTCAAAGAGCTGCTCCCCGGTCTGAACGCTTTGTTCGGTTTGGAATATGCACGCTACGGCGAGCAACACAAAGAAATTTACGAAACAGAGAAATCTGAGCGTAGTTTCGAAGAAGAGACCAAGCTGTCCGGTTTTGGCGCTGCTCCTGTCAAGAACGAAGGCTCCGCCATCGCTTACGACAACGCGCAAGAAGCCTTCACTGCACGCTACACCCACGAAACCATCGCTTTGGGCTTCTCCATCACGGAAGAAGCTGTGGAAGACAACCTGTACGACAGTCTGTCTGCCCGCTACACCAAGGCGCTGGCTCGCGGTATGGCTTACACCAAGCAAGTTAAAGCTGCTTCGGTGTTGAACACTGGCTTTGCTGGCACCGCTCTGGGCGGCGACGGCGTGTCTTTGTTCGGTAACAACTCCAGCGGCACTCGCGTTGGTCATCCTTTGGTTGGCGGTGGTGTGAACTACAACAGCCCAACTACTGGCGTTGACTTGAACGAGACCTCGTTGGAAAACGCTACCATCCAGATCGCTGCGTGGACTGATGAACGCGGTCTGTTGATCGCTGCCAAGCCAGTCAAGCTGATTATCCCCCCATCATTGATGTTCGTTGCCAAGCGTTTGCTGGACACCGAACTGCGTGTTGGTACTGCTGACAACGACATCAACGCGTTGAAGCAAATGGGCACGATCTCTGGCGGCTACACCGTCAACAACTTCTTGACCGACAACAACGCTTGGTTCCTGACCACAGACGTTCCAAACGGCTTGAAGCATTTCGAGCGTACCGCTCTGGCCACCTCCATGGATGGTGACTTCGACACAGGTAACGTCCGTTACAAGGCCCGCGAGCGTTATTCGTTCGGCTGGTCTGACCCATTGGGTATGTGGGGTTCTTCGGGCTCTTAATCCGGAATCAGTACGGTAGAGGTGACTGGCCTACCAGTTGTTTACCCGTTGGCAACTTAAAAGGAAGTAACGGCATTGGGGTGAGAGACCCCAAACTAGGGCCCCCTCGGGGGCCCTTTTTATTTGTTGCGCCTCTTTTTCTTTTGGTGTATATTGCAAACACTCCCGGACTATCCGGTGTATCTGACGGCTCCGGGCCGACGTCATGCAGACAGATACGCCTTAACTGCATGAAGGAAAAATCATGGCTCAGACTACTTTCCAAGGCCCAGTTCGTTCGTTGGCTGGCTTCTACACCCAAGGCCCCGCTTCTGTAGTGAACTTGGCTAACGGCACCAACACAGTGACTCTGGATGTCGCCACATACGCGGGCAAGACCATCCGCACCAACGACGCTACGCTGGTCATCACGCTGCCCACCATCAACGCTACAGCCAATCCTGTGACTTCTGGCCCCGGCCAAGACCCCAACACCGTGAACAACGTGGGCACAACCTACACGTTCGTGGTTGAGACTGCCGCAACGGCGTTGTCCATCGTCACTGACGGTACAGACAAGTTTGTTGGCTCCATGCTGATGGTTGACACCGACAGCTCCGGCGCTGTGACAGCTTTTGCTCCCGCATCGACCAACGACGTCATCACCTTCAACGGCACTACCACCGGTGGTATCGCTGGTTCGACCGTTACCGTGACTGTGTTGGCTGCCAACAAGTACATGGTGACTGGCGTGGCTCTGGCCTCTGGCTCTGTTGTCACCCCATTCGCTGACGCTTAATTGATCTCGGGGGCTTCGGCCCCTGTTTTAAAGGAGATTGATTATGACGATGCAAACCGATGTTCTCAGTGGCCACATACACCAGAGCGGCTACGTTGTTCAGCAGTTTCGTTCGCGGATTAAAGGTCTTTCGGTCAGGGGCACAGCCACTGCGGGAGAAATTGCGCTTTTCAGCACCGAAATAGACCCCGTTGCAGCTACCTATGCGCAGTCCGGAGCAACAGTCACCATAACTTCGACGGCGCACGGCTTGGTGACAGGCGACACTGTTGGTATTTCTTACCAGCCCGGTACAGGCGGAGCCGCCACATCCGGCAACTATGTAGTTACACGCCTGACGGCCGACACGTTTACGGTTGTTAGCCCTAACCCAAACACGGTTACGGCAGGCGCAGTGTGTAACTACGTTTCTAACGGTACGTGGTTGATGACACTTGATCTGGCGGCAGGCGACACGTTTCAAAACTACTTTCTCATCCCCGGGCAAGGTATTTTGTGTGTTCAGCAGTGCTACGCGCTGATGACCAACTTGAACACATGCACGGTGTTCTATGGCTAAGACCGCAGCATGGACACGCAAAGAAGGCAAGTCCGAGAAGGGCGGCTTGAACGCGAAAGGGCGGGCGTCTTACAACAAGGCGAACCCCGGCAAGCCCGGCCTGAAGGCTCCCCAGCCCGAGGGCGGCAAACGCCGCGACTCTTT